ATTGTGTTAAAATTATACCTTACTTGCATATTGCTTGCATTCCTACTTCTTTGCAAGCAAATCCATTAGCTGCTTGATTTGAGCATCCTTGCTCTCTACTTGCTTGCGCAGGTCTTCAATCTGTTCTTTCAGCAACTCTACTTCTTTCGAATCATTATTGCTAACAATCTGTTTATTGTGATGGGCATTATCCTCGTTCACCATATTTATATTAGGTGTTCTGTCTTTACCGAAAACCCAGTCACTTGGACTAACGGCAGCTTTATCATCAAACATTTCTCCATCCGAGTTTTCTAGCCACTCTTTTCTTAAACCAAGATTGTAACAAATCTTTTGAATATCATTCTTTGTGAAAGAATACTTGGTATTGCTTTCGCTCATCTTCTTGCTGAGATTAGCTTGGTCTATACCTATTACCTTGCAAAACTGAGACATCGACTTGAATTTACTTATGTCGAAGCAAAACTTTAAGTTCTTCGCAATATCATTCATAATTCTTAAAATCTGTTTAGAAATTACACGTTATGCGCCACCTTTCGTGAACAAAGGTTAAATAACCAAGAATAACAAAACTTTCTCATCGAAATATTTGGTTATTTGAGGTTATTTCCGTACCTTTGCAATCGTTAATCAGTTACAACACTGATAGACGAAAAAGGTGGGACGGAGTTTAAAACACCGTCTAAGCTATTTATACACTGCAAAGATAGTTATTTAACTTCATTCCACCAAACTTTTTTGGTTAAATATAGTTATTTGAAGAAAAATAATGAAGATAGAATATAATCAGAAAGAGGTTCGTCAGAGGGTTGCAAAGGTTATAGAGTTGGGCAACTACAAGTCCACAAGGTCGTTTTCGATTGATGTTGGTCTCGATTGTTCTAACCTGTCAAAGATGCTAAGAGGTAAGCAGAATTTTACCAAGGCAGCTATGATGGCTATTTGCTCTAACCTAAAGGTTGATTTACAATGGCTCGCCTACGGAAAAGGTGATGCACCTGTAATGATAGGTCAGATAGATGACGCAACACAATTACGAATCGAAAAGGCAAGACTTGAAGAACGAGTACAATGCCTAGAAAACGAAAAAGCATTTCTGCAAAAGATGCTTGAAAAGTAATAGGAGAATAATAAAATGGCAACACCGAAGAAGAAAGTAGTGGTCGAAAAGATTGCTAAGAAATGGCTATCAACTGATGAAGCTGCATCATACATAGGTATGGGAAAGTCGTTCATCGTTGAATTGAGAAAGAGCGGAAAGCTACCACACTGCATGATAGGTCACTCTGCATTCTTCCTCGCAAGCGATATAGATAATCTGCTTGAAAGCCATCGTATATATTAGAGTTCTGTTGTTTAATATCACCAAGTGTGGTGGATGGGCGAGTTTTTAACTATTTCTTTTATATGCTCGCCCAATATGGTTTCATAGCTCAGATGGTTAGAGCGGTCGGCTGTTAACCGATAGGTCGTAGGTTCGAATCCTGCTGAAACCGCAATTCTTTTAGAATCAGATTATCACTGCAAGTGATGAAACTGAAAGCTAGAGAAGAGTTCTTTGACATATTGACGCACAGAATATAGTATGCGTGGAAAAGAAGTAGCTGGAGAGCATCAATGGATGCCGTGACCTGGCGAAAAGGACGCACGACATACGAAAAACTAGTCAGTAACAGATATTACATAGACTATACTGATGAACTATGCTGAAACATCAGCACAAGCAAAGGGCATAATATAGGTCTGTATCGTTTGCTATGTAGTATTCTAGTCGAAGTATGTATTATTACCATCTTACGTGTAAGATATTTATAATATGTATGGAGTGTCATACGGAACGTCAATGCTAGCTGTATCGGGAATACGGAAACGATTAATATCGTGGCATTCACAAACGACAGAAAGTTCCATGGTTTTAGATACATAAAACAGCAGGGTATGGTGTAAGTGGTATTTGCACACCTCGCACAATAGATGATACCTCTTCTTATCGTGTGAGATAGTGGCGGTTCGATTCCGCCTCCCTGCACAAATTTTCAATTATTATTATTAGATAGTACAACGTTTATTACGAATATAGAAGTCTAGCTAACTCTGAACAGAGTTAAGTCAAAGAATGAGACTTAAAGTAGAGATTACTTCTCAATACTTTAATTAAATAACAACAAAGAGATATTTAGTGTAAACGGAAGCACGCTATACAACTTGAAGATACCGTTCTTATCGTATGGAAGTGTTGGTTCGAATCCGACAATATCTCCAAAGTTCTAAATGTTTTTGCATAAATATTTTATTTGATTACTTGTTTGTTTATATTTTAATTAACAAAATTTGAATTTGAATTTGACAATGATGGCAATGCAGTCTGTCTGTGAAGATAGGCTGCATAAATCGCAGGTTGGAGCAGTGGTAGCTCGCTAGGTTCATGTCCTAGAGGTCGCAGATTCGAATTCTGCACCTGCAACACTCATTTTTTTGGTTATAAGGTAAAGAAGTTATTAGTTTTCTAAGTTTTAGCATCAAGTTCGTGAGAATATGATGCTTTATGGTTCTATGGTGTAACGGTAACACAAGAGATTTTGGTTCTCTTAGAGATTGTTCGATTCAGTCTGGAACTACTCAATATCAATACATTTTTTATTATTAATTATCTTTTATACTTGTATGACAGCTTGTGAAAGTAGTTGTACTTTATTGGGAATCGACACTTTTTAAGTGTTTTGTTTGACTTAAACATTTTGTTTTTTCTCAACTGCTTGTGATAAGTCGTTGAGTTTGCCCTTAAAGCAATTAGGTAATGCGCTACATACGCAGATTTAATGCTCCGACCAGTATGTAGAGAAGATGGCTCGATACCATCTAAGGGCGCATTTTTACTTTGTCATAAGAAAATGATTAAATTTTAAAATTAGGCTGTTTTTCCTTGGCGGTCAGATTATTAAGTTAGTCTGCCGCCAAGGTTTTTAAAGAAAAGAAATGAAGATTATATATAGTATAAAGGTTCACAGAGACCACTTAAAAACACTGCAAGGTTTGAAATGCTTGCAGTCTGTTGATGTCGGTGAAGATGGCAAATCAATCACTTGTCAGTTCAAAGACAACAAGACTAGAGGTTGTCTGATTGCTCATACAAATGATTGGCTTGTTGAATTTGCGACAGGAGAATGGCAGAAGTTTGGTGATGCTGCTTACCAACAACTAGTTTGGAATCCAAGCAACGTATCTAAAGAATATTAGCTATGGCTGCTGCTAGGGTTATTCAACACAAGTATACATCGAAAGATGGTACTGAGTACGATAGTAAAGAAGAATATCTGTATCACCAAATTCTTCTTGCTGATAAACGAGTTTCTTGTATTCATAGGCAAGTGAAACTCAACATATTCAAATCCCTTTATATGCTTGTACCGAAACAACTCAAAACAAAGGTTCGGTACGATAAAAGACTGATGGTTAGCGGTCATAGCTATAAACCAGACTTCATATTCTGGGAAGACGGAAAATTGATTGTTTGTGATGTAAAATCAAAGTACACTCATTCTCTTAGGGAATTCAGAATAACTGCCAAGGGGTGTATCAACAAGATTGTCGCACACAATAAGAAACGTCATAATGGTGAGCCGTTTGTGGTTTTTCGTGAAGCTATCCATATCAAGAAGAACGAATGGAAGATAATCGACTACCCGCCTGACGGAAACAGTTATTGTGAGATTTAATTTCATTCATAATTTATTTAAAATTTATAGTTAGTTATGTAAACCGCCCCTACGCCGACTAAGGTTGCCGTAGAATAGGATGTGGAGTTGCTCATTGGGCAAGAGTATGAATCGAAAACACACCAAGGGGAAATAAAACCTCTCGTAAGTTTGGCATGTGGTGTGTCTTTTGAAACCTCGGAAACGAAGCATCCTTTTAAAAACAGTTTAATAGATGAATACAAAAGAATTAGACGGTTATCTGAAATTTCTCTCAGAAAAACAGACTGCCGTTCAAGAAAGCGGTTTTGACGTTGAGGATAGTGATTTGAGTCCTCAACTATTCCCATTTCAAAAGTATTGTGTTAAGCGAGCATTGAAAGTTGGTCGCTTTGCTATGTTTGAAGACTGTGGAAGTGGCAAGGCGATACAATCTTTAGAATGGGCACAACAGGTTATAAATCACATCAATAAACCAGTCTTGATACTCGCTCCATTAGGCGTTGTAGGACAGACTATAAAGGAAGGAGAAAAGTTCGGTTACAAGGTAACTGAGATTGCTCTTACGACATTCGACCAGGACTTGGATGCTGGTATCTATATTACCAACTATGACAATATGGATAACATAGATGCTTATCTGTTTGGGGGTGTCGTTCTTGATGAGAGTTCAATATTGAAGAACTTTGCAGGTAAGACAAGAACCGCTCTTATTGAGGACTTCAAGAATACACCTTATAAGTTGTGTTGTACCGCAACTCCTTCTCCAAACGATACTACCGAGCTTTGTAATCATGCAGAGTTCTTGAATATCATGACAAGAAACGAAATGCTTGCGATGTATTTTGTACATGATGGCGGCTCTACATCTGATTGGAGACTGAAAGGTCATGCACAACAAGATTTTTGGGATTTCGTTTCTACTTGGGCAGTCATGCTCAGTAAACCATCTGATATTGGTTTTAGCGATGAAGGATATATTCTTCCACCGATGAATGTTATTGAAGACTACATCGTTACCGAGAAGAAAGATAACGGTGCTCTCTTTAATGATATGGCTGTGTCTGCAACGGATTTCCACAAAGAGCTTAGAAGAACTATCAAGCAACGCCTTGAAAGAGTTGCTGAGATTGTTAATGCTTCTTCCGAGAATTGGATTATATGGATTTGGCAAGATGAGGAAGGTAAGGTTCTTCGTGAACTGATTCCCGATGCAGTTGAGGTTAAAGGTAGTGATAGCAAGCAATACAAGAAAGATAAGTTGCTCGGATTTGCCAATAACGAGTTCAGAGTGCTTGTCACTAAGTTGAAGATTGCATCATTCGGTCTTAACTATCAGAACTGCCGTAATCAGATGTTTGCTTCACTTGATTTTTCATTTGAAGCTACCTATCAAGGTATCAGACGTTCATATCGCTTCGGTCAGAAAGATGAGGTGAATATCCACATCATTACTCTTGATACGATGCAGAACGTGAAATCATCATTCGAGGAAAAGCAAAAGCAGTTCCTTGAAATGCAGAAGTCTATGACCGAAGCTATGTGTCGTAACATCAATAATCAGATAAAGTTAAAGAAGATGGAAGTTGACAACAAGTATCAATCAAAAAACTGTGACATTCGCCTAGGCGATTGCGTACAGCTCATTCAGAATGTTCCCGATGAGAGTATAGGTTTCTCTATTTTCTCTCCACCATTTGCGGAACTTTACACATATTCCGATAAGTTAGAGGATATGGGTAATTCAAAGGACTATAAGGAGTTCTTTACTGCCTTCAAATATCTTGTTAAAGAACTATACAGAGTTCTTTGGAGCGGTCGTAACGTTGCCGTTCATTGTATGGACTTGCCTATCCAAAAAGGCAAGGAAGGATATATCGGTCTTCGTGACTTCTCAGGTATGATTCTTGAAGCATTTCAAGAAGTAGGCTTCATCTATCACTCAAGAGTAACGATTTGGAAGAATCCTGTAACTGAAATGCAGAGAACAAAGGCACTCGGTCTTCTCCATAAGCAAGTAAAGAAAGATGCGGCTATGAGCCGTGTCGGAATCCCTGACTATCTTATGGTATTCCGTAAGGAAGGCGAGCATGAACACCCAGTTCATTGTGATATATCTGTTGATACTTGGCAAAAGTACGCCTCGCCAGTGTGGATGGATATTGATTATTCTAAAACACTTAATGGTATTAAGGGTCGTGACGAGAATGACGAGAAGCATATCTGTCCATTACAACTTGAAACAATCGAGCGAGCAATAACTCTTTGGAGTAACAAGGGTGATAAGGTTCTTACACCATTCCTTGGAATCGGTTCTGAGGTTTATCAGTCAATTAAGATGGGTCGCTTTGGTGTCGGCTTTGAATTAAAGGATAGTTACTTTAATGAAGCTGTAAAGAATTGTAAAGCTGCCGAGGCTGATACAAATGCACCTACATTGTTCGATATGTAGTTTTTCATTTGCCCTTATATATGCTCACGTGAATCGGTGCGGTGGAACTTGCGTGAGGTTCACTTTGTAATAGTCTGAGCACTGCACCGATTATTCTTTGGATATTATTTTCTTTCATAACCAAGCCCAACCGATGATAGTGTTCCTTGGGCAAGAACGATAATGGTACGACACTGCTAGAAATAGTAGCACTCTTGAAATTTGGTGGCTATCATCGGTACTTTAGATGTCTTTAGAGTAGGTCAATGTTTAACGAGCCAAGGCAGTTCCGACCGACCATCGGGAAATAGTCAATACAATCCTTGTAGGATTCATCACTTAAATTTTGCCAACTGCCGAGGCTCATTTTTTTCAAAGTATGGGAGGTGTATAATGGCGAGATTAACGATTGAAGAATTAAAGAAAGACCCATTGACAAAAGGCGATTTTGAGCGTATGAAAATTATGGGATTAGACCCAAATGAGCCTTGGGCGTTAGTTTGTAAGATATTGGATTTTTGTGACGATGGTTACTTTAATATGAGATCTTTGAATCTATTCTCCATATATGTAACTGGTTACTTCGATTGTTATCGTAGATTAAATTCTGAAAAGATAGAAAAGATTAAAAAAGTTTTTGGATAATGAAAGGTATGTATTATATATGTTATCTTGTTGCTATGCTTGTTCTTGTAGTTGCTGCCGAGATAATCAACTTCGCAAGCAAGACTGTATGCGGAAAGAAAGTTATAACGAGGTTTGAATTATGATTGATAAGAATAGTGAGAAATATAAAAACCTGATAGACTGCGGATATTCGGAAGAAATGATAGACGCAGCCTATAAGTACGCAGACAAGAATGTTGCGTATGGTGGAAGTGACGGCTATGATGATGCGCTTGCTTATGTAATAGCTTTGGCATTCATCGGAGGATATAACCATGCAAAAGACAACGTTATTAAAAAGCTAGGACTATGAGTATAATTTTATTTGCGCTTGCTGCAACCGCTCTTATGTTTGCAGTTGTTGGCGCAATAGCGATGATGCTAGGTCTGGATAAAGAAGATTAGCAAAATGAGAAGTGAATCAAGACGCAGCCAGCTCGACCACGAAAGATATATGAGAAATCGTGAAGAAAGACTGCAAAAGCAAAGAGATTATTACAGAAATAATACTGAACTTTGCAAGGCTAGCGTAAAGCGATGCAAAAAGAAAAGAGTAGAAAGAGAAAGATTATTATTGTTTGAATTCAAGCTTGGGAATACCTTTAATTAGGTTAAGCGATTATCCATTCAATCGTCCGAAGCGGATTAGCCTTAGCCCCGAATGGAATTAGGGAGCTACGTTAGGAATGAATGTATAGGCACGTTAGAATATTCGTCCAAGTTCTAACCTCTGCGGTCGATGATTAAAAGGAGCGAAAGCAACGGTGTTGTCGGCAAGAAACCATTCTATAACATTGGCGATGGGCGCACAACCCCACTTCGGTGGGAGATTTATTTATTAATTTAAATTTGAGTTTATGATTTACGTAAGAAGTAAAGAAGGCAGTGTATTAATGCCAACAGAACGTTGTGGTAAGATAGGTTATCTTCTTCGTCACGGAAAGGCTCACGTAGTCAGCCGTGTTCCATTTGTTGTACAGTTGGATTACGATAGTACCACCTACACGCAAGATGTGAGTCTTGGCATTGATGCTGGCTCAAAGCACATTGGCGTTTCGGCAAGTTCTGAGAAGAAGGAGATGCTTGCAGCACAAGTCGAGTTGAGAAGTGATATTGTGAAATTGCTTTCTGCTCGTAGGGAGTTGAGACGGAATAGAAGAAACCGCAAGACACGTTACCGCAAGGCTCGTTTTGATAATCGCAAGAAGAAAGACGGTTGGCTAGCACCAAGTGTTGAACAAAAGATAGAAAGTCACTTGAAAGTTATTCGTTTGGTTCATAAACTACTTCCTATCACGAAGACCACAATCGAGGTCGCTCAGTTTGATGTTCAGAAAATCAATACACCAGACATCAATGGTGAGGATTATCAGCAAGGAGAACAAATGGGATTTTGGAACGTAAGGGAGTACGTTTTGGCAAGGGATGGGCATAAATGTGTTCACTGCAAAGGCAAGAGTAAAGACCCGATATTGAACGTTCACCACTTAGAGAGTCGTAAGACTGGCGGTAATTCTCCTTCTAACTTAGTTACTTTGTGTGAGACCTGCCATAGAGCTTATCATCGTGGAGAGTTCGAGTTGAAAATTAAGCGAGGAAATTCCTTGCGTGATGCTGCGGTGATGAACATTATGCGTTGGGCAGTCTATGAACGAGCGAAGAAAGTGTTCGGGAACGTTCACTTGACCTATGGTTACATTACCAAACACACGCGCATAGAGAACGATGTTACCAAGACTCATGCAGCCGATGCATTCTGTATTGCCAAGAACGTACATGCAATACGGTTGAGTTCTTTCTTTATGTGCCGTTGTGTTCCTCGTCATACAAGGGCATTGCGAGTTGCCAACCCTAAGAAAGGTGGAATTCGTAGAAAAACAATAGCCTCACATAAGATTGGCAAGTCCAATTTTCAGCGTTTCGATATGGTACAATGGAATGGTAAGGAATGTTTTATATTTGGTAGCACGAATGGCAGATTAGTTTTGCGTGACACCGAAGGCACTAAGGTGCACGAAAACGCTAGTGTGAATATCAAGACTGTTAAGTTTTTGAAGAGATTAAAAAATAATATTTTAATGGAAGAGAAGGACTTCCGTAAATTGAATAATTATGGCAAAAGACAAAATTAAGTTGGTTTTTGAGATTGACCGCTTTAAGGTTATCGGTTGTGTCGCACGTAACTGTGAGACCAAGGAAGAGTACGAGGAATTGGTGAAAATCATCAATAGTACTGATGAGGTTGTTCGTGATGACGCAGAAATCGAGAAGACAAATTGTGTGCTGATTCTCGACCAGTTGTTGCACGACAACGAGAATTTGGCTCTTCGCAAACGTTTGGAGAGCGAGGATGAAACACTTCACAATGGTGAAGGTGGCAGTGGTGATGGTGACGGCAACGTAAAGTGCATCGAAATCAAAGGCGAGGTTGCCAAGGACTTATTCGATAAGCTTGCGTCTTTGGTAGAAGAAGGAAAGGATGGTGAGTAATGAGAGCAAGAACTAGTACTTGGTATGAGACAAAAATCAAGTACCAAAAGACAATGGAGGATTGCTCGGAAAAAGTAGTCAACGAACTTTATGTTGTTGATGCACTTTCTTGCACCGAGGCAGAAACATCTGTCATTGAAGAAATGAGTTGCTATATTAGTGGTGATTCTGCCGTTACAAGCGCAAAGAAAACCAACTATGGCGAGATTTTCTTCTCTGACTTGGGTGATGATGATAAGTGGTACAAGGCAAAACTCCAGTTTATCACTATTGATGAGAAATCCGAAAAAGAGAAGCGTTCTAACGTAACTTATCTGGTTCAGGCTAAGTCATTGGCACGTGCTCTTCGATACGTTGATGAGGCGATGGGAAAGACTATGATTGATTACGACATTGTAGGTCTTAACGAAACTAAGGTCTTCGATGTCTTCGAACATCATGCTTCATCTTCCGAAAACAAAGAGGAAAAGAATGAGTAGAATCGACAAACTTATAGCATCTATGCCGCCAAGAATGGCTAATGCAGTAATCCATCAACGCAAGTTGCACGCTTGCTTGATGGAACTTACTGCAAACAAGTCAAGAGAAGTGGCGGCTAGAGCTATTTCTCTGAATTACCAAGATGGTGATGGCAGAAAGTTAGGTACGATTCCACATTATTACGAAAGACCTACAACTACAGGCTCTGTAATGGTGGAAACGTACTTTAGTTATATTGATAGAGTTCACTAATTTTAAAATCTATACAAATGGATATAGAACAGTTAAATAAAACGCCTCATAATCAGATTTGCGACTTGGCAAGAGATAAGTTTATTGAGGTGTACAATCAGAAGTTCGGAGAGGGTGGAGAAGTGTTCTTTGAAGAACAGAAGGCTCTGTTTAACAATGAACTTCTCAACGGCTCATTTAAGGGTTATCTCGAAAAAGCTACATCGTTGAATATTCACGATGCCTTTATGAATTTAGCGATTAATGGATTGTCGCTAGAAAAGGGAACTACAACACTCTGTTACCTTATGGGTTATAGCAACTACGACAAGAATACCCGAAAATCAACTTATACTGCTAAGATTACATATACAGGATATGGTGAGATTCTTCTTCGTCAAAGGGCTGGACAGATTCTTCGTTGTGACAACCCTGTAGTGGTATATGATTGCGATGATTTCCGCTTCGGTGAGCGTGACGGTCATAAATTTGTTGATTATGTAAAGACTTATCCACGACCAGCAAATTCACGTATCGTTGCTTGTTACGTGAAGATTATCCTTCCAAACAATTCATACGATTACTTCGTTCTTGACCGTGAAGGTATCGACCGATTGCGTGAATATTCTGCTAAATTTGGCGGTCAAGACCACAAGGCTAACGCTCTATATGGAGGTTGTTATAATGGTAATGATGGTAAAATGTACTTCAGGGATATTGATACAGGATTCCTTATCTCTAAGACTTGTAAACATGCGTTTAAGACTTATCCTAAGTTACCTGTCGGTCTTGGCGGTATGTTGCAAGCTGATGTTGATAATCAACCTCAACAGCCACAACAACAAGAAGCATTTGGTGCTTCACAAACTGAGACACAGAAAAATGGTGTTAAGGCAAAGGTTGACGATGATTCTCCATTTTAATTTATAAAGTATGGCTGAAAATACAGAATTGCAGTTGGTACAACAACAAGCCAACAATATTACAAGACAGATTGCAACGCTCAAATCAGATACAGAAAATGCGGTGCAAGCTAACAGAAAGTCTTATGAGGCATGTGTTCAGGCAGGTGAATCTCTTCTGTCTGATATTAGTGCTTCTGGTATGAATGATGCTCTTGACGAGAAAGCTGCTGAATTTATCAAGAAGGCTAAACTGACAGAGAAAGCAATGACGGAGAAACGTAAGGGTGTTACCCAAGTGTTCGATATTGTCCGTAAGGGATTTACGATGATGGAGAGCCTTATCTCTGCCAAGAATACAGATTCTGTTGTCTATAAGATTCAGGAGAAGCGCAATGAATATGCTGCCTACAAGCTAGAACAGCAGCGTAAGGCTGAGCAGGAACGCCTGCGCCAGGAGCGTATCAAAGAGGCTAAGATTAAGTTGAAGACTGATACTATTGATACGCTCAACAATCTTCTTACCGAGCATTCTTCTGCTGCTATCAACTCACTTAATAATACGTTCTCTCTTCTCACCCTTGATAACAAAGATGAAGTTAAGAAACGTATTACAGAGTGTTCTGATGTTCTTGACCTCGGACATCTGTTCGTTAATAACAAGCCTTCATACTCTTCTGAAATTGAGGAGAATGACGCAAAGGATATTATGAACGGCGCATACAAGGAAATTTCCGCATCGTTGCTTGCGTCTTATAAGCAGACTGTCACTACTACACGTGACGAACTCCTTATGAAGTTTGATTCTAAGATTGCTGAACTTCTTGAAATCAAGAAGGCAGAAGAGGAACGCAAACGCAAGGAAGAGGAAGCACGTAAGGCAGAAGAGGAACGCAAACGCAAGGAAGAGAAAGCACGTAAGGCTGCCGAGGAAGAGCGTAAAAAGCAAGAAGAAATCCAACGCATCAAAGATGAGGAGGAACGCAAGCGCAAGGAAGCTGAACTGAAAGCTGCCGAAGAAGAACGTAAGCGTAAAGAAGCAGAATTAAAAGCTGCCGAGGAGGAACGCAAACGTAAGGAAGCAGAGGCTGCCGCACTAGAGGCTGAACGTAAGGCTAAAGAAGAGGCGGTTCGCAAGGCTGATGAAGCCGCCAAGGAAGAGCAACAACGCAAGCTTGCAGCAGAGCAAGAGAAACGTGATGCTGAAAACGCTGCACAACATGCTACTGCACAAGCTCAGTCACTCTTCGCTCAGACTTCTGTTGACAACACAAGTAAGCAGAAAATAAAGGTCACAAAACGTCTTATCGTTACTGACAAAAACGCTTGGCTCGATATTATTCAGCAGTGGTGGACGATTGAAGGCTCTTCTATGTCACCTGACAAACTTGCATCTAAGTTGGAGTTTATGCGCAAAGCTTGCGAGAAACATGCTAACAATGAGGAGGAGTATATCGTTTCCCCTTATATTAAATATGAGGATGAAGTAACAGCTAAGTAATATGGCAGAGCAACCGGTTGACCCTTATTATTCACGTGGTGAGGTTTCCAACTCAGACCTCACCGCATTGAAGTTCGCTCTTAACCCACAACTTAACTTCGTTAAGGAATCAGACAAGAAAAAGGCATTCCATCTTGGCACTCTCGTTGATGCTCTCGTTACCGAACCAGAAAAGTGTAATCATTATGCTATGACGGTTGATGATGAGAAATACACAGAGAAAGATTGGAAATGGGGATTAGACAGACTTGCGGTATTAAAGAAACAAGCAACAAAGGACAGATTTCTTGATTTTGTTTTGAAAAATGCGGTCGGTCAGAAAACATTCATCAATCCACACATGAAGATGGAATATCAAGGCTTCGAGTTTGAACTGCCTGTACGATGCAAGTTCGACTGGTGGCTTGGCGAGTTTGGCGGAGACTTGAAGACTACCGCTGCTACGTCACAAGAACAATTTGAAGCTCAGATTGATTTCGTGGACTGGGATAGAAGCCGTGCATGGTATATGGACTTGACGCACAGCATTGACCCTAGATACGGAAATCAAGACTTTATCTTTGCAGTTTCAAAGACTAAGAAGAAAGTATTCTACAAAAAGATTGAACGTGGTGACGAGTTGTATTTGCGTGGTAGAGAGAAGGCTCTTGAATGGGCTTTCAGAATGTGGTGTTTATTATAATTATTATTATGTCAGATAAACCAAAATTATACGATTATCAAGAAGAGGGTGTACGCATGGAACTCGCTATGAAACGTTGCATAAATGGTGACGATATGGGAACTGGCAAGACGGTTCAATCTATCGTTGCCATTGAACGTGCAAAAGCGACTCCTTGCTTGGTTATTTGCCCTGCTGCCCTCAAAGTCAATTGGGAACGTGAAATCAAGAAATTCACAAATCTTCGTCCGCTTATCCTTACGGATTCTGTAAACGCAACATACGGCTATCATCTTACTAAGATGGATTTGTATGATGTGGTTATATGCAACTACGAATCTCTTGCAAAATACTTTGTTGTGGACTTGGGTTCTAAACCATTAAGACTTAAAAACTTTTTGTTCCGTAATGAACTGAAAATTATCAAGTCTGTAATTATTGACGAGTCTGCAAGAGTCAAAGACCCATCAACAAGGCAGTCTAAAATTATCATGGGATTGTGCCAAGGTAAGGAGTATATCTATGAGCTTACAGGTACACCAGTTGTCAATCACGCAACAGACCTAGCCTGTCAGCTTGCTATCCTCGGTCGTCTGGACGACGAGTTCGGAGGGTTTGGCGAGTTCTGTAACAGGTACGGTGAGAACGAGAATCTTGAAGAGCTTAACCGAAAGATACACGAAACGTGTTACTTTCGCAGAGAAAAGAAAGATGTGCTCAAAGATTTGCCTGAACTAACAAGAACAACAATTAGTGTTGCTCTTGATTCTGAAACACAAGAAGAGTATGATACTTGTCAAAAAGACCTGCTTACATTCCTTCTTGAATATAAGAATTGCTCTGAGGATGAGGCTAGGAAAAAGCTACGAATGAAGGCATTAGTTAAATTTATGAATCTTCGTTCAATATCAGGAAAGGGAAAGATGAAAGCAACAATCGAGTTTCTACATGATACGGAAGAACAGATAATTGTGTTTGCAGAACATCGTGATGTTGTTGATGCAATCAAAAAGGAGTTTCCTAATGAGGTATGTTCCGTTACTGGCTCTGATAATCAGCAGCAAAAACAATGGGCTATTGATTCTTTCCAAGCTAAGAAAAAGAGAATAATCATTTGTTCCATTAAGGCTGCTGGTGTAGGATTAACTCTTACGGCTTCATCGAATGTCGTATTCACAGAGTTACCTTGGACGATGGCAGACTTATCTCAGTGTGAATGCCGTGCTTATCGTAACGGACAGAAGAATGCTGTTACATCGTGGATTCTGATGGGAATTGATACTATTGACAGTTATCTTTATAGTTTGATTATGAAGAAAGGTTCTATAGCATCACAGGTTACTGGTGAACAAGATTCCGCTATTAAGGATGTTGCCTACTTTGAAGAGTTGGCTGATTTGGTTTTACAAAATTCTTTAAATAAAAAATAATGGAAATTCAAGGAAAAGTCATTGCCGTTTTACCTGAAAGAAGCGGCGTATCTGCAAGAGGTGAGTGGAAATCTCAGACCTATGTAATCGAAACACAAGAGCAATATCCAAAAAAGATGGCTTTTGATGTTTTTGGAGCGGATAGAATTGCTAGTTTTGGTATTCATTCTGGTGAGGTTATTAACGTTAGCTTTGATATTGATGCACATGAATATCAGGGTAGATATTTTAATCAGATTCGTGCTTGGAATGTTACTAAGGTGTCACAACAAGCTACTGCACAAGCACCAGCAGGGGTAGCACAACCATCTGCACCTTACACTCCACCTGCACAACCGCAGCAGCCACAATCTACTGCTCCATCATCTGACCCTGATGATTTACCATTCTAGCGTAGAGTTAATCAAACTAGCATTCAACGCTTATGTGGTTCAATCTGAAAAATGTGTTTGAACTGGAAAAGTTTAGAGCAAAAGTAACCGAATTGGAGAACAAATGTGCTATGGTAGAGCTGAAAGAGAAACGTGGGCGTTCCTTAAATCAGAATGCCTACCTTCATTTGCTCCTATCTGCCTTTGCGCTTCAATACGGCTACACTCTAGATGAAGTTAAGACACATTTCTATAAGCTAGTAGTGAACAAAGATATATTCCTCAGAGAAGGGATTGATAAATTCACAGGAGAATGCTATAAGTATCTTCGTTCTTCTGCTGACCTTACGAAAGACGAAATGAGTAAATCAATTTCTGATTTCAAATCGTGGGCAAAAGAAGAAGCTGGATTTGATTTCCCTGATTCTGATGAATATATCGCACTACTTCATATTCAGCATGATATAGAAAGACAACAAAATTACATACAATAAGCTTATGATGTTACCAACTAAAATACGTCAGAAATCTAGCGAATTGTTTCCTAATGACGCAGAGAAACAGAGAATATTTCTTATGGGTGCTGCATTTTCGTTAGGAAACGATTTATCGGATTTCGAGATTACTACAGAGCAAAAACAAGAAGAATATTATCCTTGCAAAGAAGCTCTTGAAATGTGGCTTGCATATAAGAAAGAAAAACGTCAGACTTACAAGCCACGTGGGTTAGAAGCTCTTAAAAAGAAACTTCTACAGTTGTCAAACGGAAATCCCGAATACGCAAAGGAAATCGTTGAGTATTCCATGGGCAACAACTACACTGGGTTGTTCAGTCCTAAAATTAATTACGCAAATAGTTATGAACAACAGCAACGAACTTTCAACAAAATTAGTTCAATCCTTGCCGACTGAATGTAGCCAAGCTGTAGCAAAATACGGCAAACAATATGCGCTATTCTTGGATAAATATCCTACTCTGCAAAATCGGACAGATGCAATTACATCTGTATATGATTCTGTAGCTAGAGGCGGTATGTCGTTTGTTAGTATTGATAAGTACTTCAAAGATGGCGCAAGCGAGTTTTGGATTAAGATAATGCTTATCGACTTGTTTATGGTTATTGGAGCTATCGATTCGACTACTCCTTATCAGTTCAAGGCTATGGCACATCGTATCAGACAAGAATACTATCACCTTACGCCTAGTGAGCTTACTAGATTCTTCTACGAGTTTTCTATGGGTGAGTATGGCGAAATCTATGTAGGAAAGACAGTAAATCCTCAAAAACTTTTTATTGCTCTCGAAAAATACATGTGTAAGCTCTATGAAAAGAGAGCTGAAATTGATTCTCAAAAGTTAGCTGAGAAACAAAAGAAAGAAGATGAGGAATCTAGAAGAAAAGCAATATCCTACGAAGAACATTGCCGCTTAAAGGGTGTTGATATTGAAAAATCGCCTCTTGAAAAGCTAAAGCTTGAAAAAGAATCAAAACGAGACCAAAATGGCAGACGTAAGTAAAATGGCAGAGGAATGGCTCAGTGAGCATCCTGACGCATCCAAGAAAGAAATATGGTTAGCTGGTTATTGGAAATCTACCGATAACTGGTGTAACCGAACCAAGTAAATTTTAGAATTGAAAACGAATTAATATATAGATAAATATGAGTCATTTTTTAACATTGGTAATTGGTGATGAGCCTGAGAAGCAACTCGCCAAATATGATGAAAATCTAGAGTTGCCTATGCATTTATACATGACTAAAGAGCAGCTTATTAGTGAGAAACGTAAGGAGATTGAGGAATACAAAAAGAATTACTATGATGTGTTCCTACAAGATAAAGATGCATATCTTGCAAACTGTCGCAAGGAACATGCAGATTATATCGAGAACGAATTTCCAAAGCATCTTAACTGGACGGACGAACAGATGTACGAGGATGCCGTGAAATATTACCGTATGGATATAGATGATGGAAGTGAGGATATTGAGATACATGAGGACGGCAGCGTTTGGCGCACCTATAATAATGATGCTAAATGGGATTGGTATCAGATGGGCGGTAGATATGCTGGAAGACTCAAATTAAAGGATATATCAATGTATGCTCCATTATACTATCCGAAGTTTCCAATGTTCTATTCAAGAGAAGACCTTAATTACTTCAATAAACTAAAGGCAGAAGGTCGTTGCGACCAAGCTCGCATTAAGGATATATCCAATATAGAAGAAATATCAGTATTCGCAGTTGTTAAGGACGGAAAATGGTATGAGCGTGGAAAAATGGGTTGGTTTGCCGTAGTATCAGATGAAAAGGATAAAGATGTGTGGATTGAAGAAGTGAAACAACTTCTTGCATCACTTCCTCCTGACACTCTTCTAACGATGTATGATTGTCACATATAATCATTAACAAAAAAAATATTTCAAAATGACGCAGAAAGAACGTATTGAGAACGCAACCACAAAACAAGCGGTAGTGTTCATTTGTGTTTATTCTTGGGTTATCCTAAGAAATATAGGAAGAACAATCAATAAGGCAGTTCACAAGCTGCCTTGGTTGTTTATCGTGGTAACGGTAGTAATATCTTTCATCGTTAGCTTCATCTTTATCTCTAAGGCTAGAGCAGAGCGAGATAGTTACAATCAGAAGTTAGTTCACGCAACACAGCAGCTTGATAGCTTCTATGCTGCATACGGAAACTTAAAATTAAAGTAATATAGGCGGAATGGTAATCAATAATTTGTCTGCACAAGCAACTACAGAATGTAGTCTGTTACAGCAAGAACTTCTGAAATCGTTTGTTGAGGCTAGAAAACAAAAAGGTATTACAGAAAGCCTAATGAAAAGATTAGCGGTAAAAAAGATGAATGCGATAGAAGATATGTATGGAAACGTACATGTTACCAATGATAAATTTGGCGAGTGTGGTAGCGACTTTTACATTGATGCAACCGCTGATAGAATTACGTTGTCTCTAAAATATTACGTTAATATAATTCCATTGGACGGATTATCTAATCACGACAAAAGAATTGCTAAACTTTATAATAAACATGTGTACAGTTACGATACAGCCAATAATGTATCATCAGGTTTTAAGACATTTCGACCTTGGGGTGGTCTTACAGGTAGTTGCGATTGGAGTTACTCTATTGATGATATTCTAAAAAGTGATTTTCTTACTGAAGGCATTAGTGTTGATAATGCAATAGGTGGTGTGTTTAAAGTCTTTCTTAAATAGTATGCAGACAAATTGGAATCCAAATAATTCGTGTGTACTCGCAGGTGTTCCTCTTGCAGTTCCATCGAAAGAACAGATAAGCAAACTCTACATGCTTTTCTATTCTATGGTAGGCGGCTTTGCTAAAATTGTCAAGTCTAACATAGATGAAACATTCAAACTGGTATCGGAAGATGAAAAGCTATTTAAGTTTGACGTAAAGAGAAGAATGACAGAAGCGAAGGAATTTTCAGATGAACTGATTGACTTATTCAAAGAACGAATGAAAGCTGACGGCATGTCTGAGATATGGGATAAGCTTACTTTTATCATCAAGTTCAATCTACAAGATGATGTAAGGAAATGTTATTATGCGTTAGATAACCAATTTTCAAAGTATCATATCGAAAGGCATAAGATGTACACGATGACTGTTATGTCTGGAATATTGAGCGGAATGCTTGAATCTTCTGTTTCTGCATTTAAAAAGACAATGGATGAATATAATGGTTCTTGGGCAACAAATATAGCCGAATACTTTATTATCCCAATTAAGGGTGTTCATTCTCGTATGCGTAATGCAGTGGAAGCTATATATCCTGAATCTGTAGATAAGAAAGTGTTTTCAGAGTGCCCTGACAAACTCTCTCTCGGATTCGAAATCATCGGTAAAAAGGTGCTTGATTATAAACGCGCAGAAAAAGCACTCGCGAATGCTTGTATATTCAGTGGTCTTAATCTTGATATAAACGGAATTATCGTAGATGGAGAAGACGCACAAGATAACACTGGCACTCCTTGGAATGAAGCTCAATTAAGAGCATTAAAAACAGGTTACCCAGACTCCTCTAACAAAGATATTGCTAGAATAGTTGGCAGAAGCGTTTACGCAGTCGCTAAGAAAGCTAAGAAACTCGGGTTGAAGAAATCTGAGGAATACCTTAGAGAAACTAGAATAGCTAACTTAAAACGTAAGAAAAATGAAAAAGATTCCAACGCTGTACACAAAGAACAGTAAAGGTCGCTATCAGGAATACAAGATTCCTGACCTTGATATATCGAAGACTTTCTATAGAAAGATAAATGGAAAGTATGAACCTACGAATATGCTCTTGTATGATTCCATAGAAGAGGGTGTATGGGTAGTTACTCGACAGTCTTCAATAACTAACATTATTCGTGCAGATTACCTTCGTGAGAGTTTCCACCTTGACAAGACTGCCGACATTGAGCGTTTCCCTCTGTCAAAGATGGGACACATCAAGAAGGTTGCAGAACGTATCATTGATGAGCTGAGACTTGGTAATACAGACTCTAGAGCTATGACAAATCACGAACTTGTCAATTTAGTTGTCGGGATTGTCTATAAATACAATGATGAGGTTTAATTATGGAAGATTTACCTATTGGCGCAGAAGTCGTGTTAAAGGTTGTTGAGACCAAGGAAGCTGATTGTACTGGTTGCTTCTTTGATGAAATTGCAAACATTATCAATATAGAAACGTGTAATCGAATCAAGTGCGCATCAAATGAGCGTAAAGACGGAAAGAATGTTCAATTTAAAAGAATAAAGTAATATGGCTACAGCAAATTTTGAAATTGGGAATAAAGAATTTGAGGTACGTTTCATACCTGAATCAGGTTATCCTCCAACAAAGAATGAACGTGGTTCTTCATTGATTGAGTATGATGTAACGACATACAAGGATAATCAGCCAATGATGAAGAAGTTCAATCAAAAGAAACGTGTTTATTTCGACCTTGAAGGTAATGTTTACAAGAGTAAACAGAGTAATAAGGTATGGTTTAATCTTTATAAAGCAAGTTTATGGTTATGAAAGAAAAGATAAACATAGCGAAAATCCTAAAGGATAAGCCGCGAGGAACTAAGCTGTATTCTTCCGCTTGTGGAAAATGTGAGTTGAAAGAAGCAGACGATAAAATTTTTAAAGTATCTTTCTATAGTTCGAAGTCTGGCTTTATGATTGGTGGAGAAGGTACTTTTGATAAAAATGGCAACTTGTATGATGACGGAGAATGTATTGTTTTTCCATCAAAGGAAATGCGAGACTGGTCTAAGTTCGCATGGAAGAGGGGCGATGTACTTATTAGTGATTGTGGATTTGTGTGCATCTTCAAAGAATGGGCATCTGATGACTATACAAGGTTCAACGGATGTTATTTTGATGGCATGCCAAATGCAGAAACGGCTAAGTATAGCAAGTTAGATAACAATACTGCCTATGGTTATATAAGAGAGATTGAGAATAGATGTGGCGGTAAGTTAAACATTGAAACTTTGGAAATTGAAAAGCAGACTGAGCTCAAGGATGGGGATGTTGTAGTAACGGATGCTGTTCCTTCTTTGTGTTATTCTAAATGTATTTTCATATTAAAGGGGGATTTTAATACAGGTGAAAGTTGTGCAAACTCTTATATTTTTTACAATATAAATAATAATGATTTTTGTTTCGATGTACTTGATACGGAAATAAGAGACCGCAATATTCACCTTGCTACAGAAGAAGAGAAACGGATACTCTTTGATGCTCTAGCGAAGAAGGGCAAAGCTTGGGATGCTAAGAAGAAACAGGTTGTGGATTTGAAGACAAAGTGCGAGTTTAAGCCTATGGACTTGTGTTTGATGAAATACATAGGGCAATACAACAATAGAGGGTGGGAATTGTGCCAATATGCTTATACAGAACATCGTGTATCATCAAGTGGTGAACAACGTGACTTCTATCATGCAATAGGAGGCGAAATATACGCAGAGTGTATTCCTTATAAAGGCAACGAGCATCTTTTAGGTACAAAAAAATCTAAATAAAATATAACTTCCACGACACAGAATGAGCGAAAGTAAGTTAAGGCTTTATGCCCATATACCTTCTTAGCCCCAGCACAATACTGGTCGTGGAGGTCATTATAAAACTTTAAAAATATGATAGATAAGAAAATAGAAGAAACTGCACGACTTGACGATGAAGAATACTACGATAGATTATCGGATAATGATAGATGCTTCTTCGAGTATGGTTTTAGACGTGGGTATAATCGAGCTTTAAAGGGATTGCTTCACCTTGCTAGCGAAGTTCCTCGAAATGATAATGGTAAGATTCTCGCATTCTCAAAAGTTAATAGTAATATGAACGCTATGTTAAATGAAACTGCTTGCTACACATATCAAGGAAAGCAGGAAGTTAGAGTTATAGAATATACTTTTACTGATTTGGCATTCGTGGAAGACTTACTTGATTTAATCAAGAAAGGAGGCAACCATGATTAAGACAGTTACTATGTACTCTGTCGTTTGTGACAGATGTGGAAAGACCTTCATTGATGAGTTTAATGGCATTGTGGCTTGGTTGGACGAAGGAACTGCAAAAGAGCAAGCAATGGAAAGCGAATGGGCAGAGATAGGCAATAAACACTACTGCCCAGATTGCTATGAGTTTGACGATGAGTTAGATGAGTACGTTCCTAAAAAGAAAGGAGGAAGCAATGAAAGAGCTTAAAGATTTGGTGGCTGGTGATGATGTTCTAGTTATAAGTAGGTATTATAGACGTATCGCCAAGGTTGATAAAGTGACAAAGACTCAAATTATTGCTAATAACACTAGATTTAGGAGAGATTCTGGCTGGCAATATGGTGGCGATAGCTGGAATAGGAAAAGTATATCTGTTCCTACAGAAAAGGAAATATCAGATATTAAAGAAGAGAATCTTCGTAATAATCTCGTCTACGCTATCAGTTCTTTTGATTTCAAACGCTTATCAACAGATGAGTTAAAACAAGTGTACAATATTGTAAAAGGCAAAGAAAAATGAAAAAGAATAAACACTCATTAAAGATAAGTCGTAGCTACTTTGGCGAAACTACCCTTGATGGTTATCCTATAGCTACATATTCAAATGATGAATTGAATATTCTAAAGAACCTGCTAGAAAGGGTTCTGTGTGAAGTAAATGGATATATTCATCTTTAGAAAAGTAAAGCGTATGGCACAGAAAGAATTTAGGAAACCACCTCGTTATATGGTGGGTGATATAGTTTATAGTCACGGATTTATTTGTATTGTCTGTAGCATCTATCCGTTCAATATAGATTATTCTTACGACTTGAAAGTTATTGATGGGCAAAGCTTGGGCAAAATTTGTCAAAATGATATTATGCACGTTCATATTTGGGAAGAGTTTCTTAAAAAGAATGGATGGACATGTTATCGTTCTGAAGGAGAATGTTTTGGGCATAGGTGGTACAAACACAAAGACTGCCCTTTCACTTTGCGATATAATAATTTCTTGGGAATTTGCGGAGTATCTTTCAATGACGGAAAAGACGATACTGTTATGATAAAATGTGTAGATGAACTCCAACATATTCTTTATGGCTTGCAATTAGATAGCAACTTAAAAATATAATGATATGGAACAGGAATATATTAAAGGCGATATTGTTATGTATGATAACAGAATACATACAATTATGGATACACTCGAATTAAATAACTATGAGTTATCTTATATAAGATATCAAGTAAACCAATTAGAATTATCAGGAGTTCCTATTACTACTGAGATTCTAGAGAAGAATGGATGGGAGTCTATAAATGGTAAGTATGCTTTAAAGATAAAAAATGCAAATTATGTAGTACTTGAATTTACAGAAGATGGTATATATGCTTACATAAATGAGAAGACCATGCTTTTTACAATAAAGTATATTCACGAACTCCAGCACCTTCTCTTCGGTTTTGGAATTAATCACGAAATGGATGTGTAGGTATGGCTAAGTGTCCTTTTAATAAATATAAAGAGTGTCAAGAATCAGATTCGAGATATTGTTATTGTACTCTTCCATGTGATGTGTATAATAATTATAAGAATAAGTTGTTAACTTAAAAGTATAGAGATATGAAATTAGGAGAACTCAGAAAAATCATAGCAGATATAGACACAGTATATGATAATTGTGATGTAACTTGTTATGAGAGCAATGGTAATTTAGGATATGCAAGTATTGCAACTACTGCTTATCTTGGGAAGACGTATGTAAATCAAGGCTATCCTATACGTAGAACATTTCAAATTCAATTTGAATTACCAGATAAAATTAAAAATAATTATTTAAAGTAACTAACCACCCTCGGGCATAATTTTAAAGATATGACAAAAGAAGAATTAAAAGTAAAGGTGTCAATACAGAAAGACATCATCAGTAAGGCAAAGCGTCAGATTTGTAAAGACGTGGAAGAGTATATTGAAAGTCTTCCATACAAAGTTGATGATAAGATAAGTTGTATTAGATGTGATGTTTGTTGGATTTCGAACATCAGACCTAACGGAAGTACTGGATTTGTTGAAATAAGAGTAAACCCTGCTAAGAAGGATGGTACTCGTTCTAATAGAGAATTAGTATTAAACGGCTACAATAGAGATAGTATCAAGAAGATTGATTAACCATCCGCAAGGATATAAATAGAAGTAATATGACAGAAATAGAATTATACAACAAATTAAAGAATATAGAAGGTCGTTTAGAGATGATGGATTCGCATATATCAGAGCTTCGCAAAGAGAAGAATGATATAATGGGAGACTTTCTAAGTTTATTACCTTTTCAGAAAGGTGACAAGGTGAAAGATAAAAATGGCAATATCTTTCTCATAGAACGTCTAAAAGATGCTGTGTCTCTTGGCAAAAATGGAATCAAGGTTTATTTTCTTATCCGAAAAATAAAGAAAAACGGAGAACCTTACAAAGACGTAAATGAAGCTTGGGGAATTGATTATTTTTCCCTTGAGAAAGTAGTAGAGTAATAACCATCCGCAAGGATATAAATAGATAGAAATATGGTAGCATTATTAACAGTTTTAGGAACTATCTTTTTGATAGTTAGTGCAATATTTTGGTCAGCAACACCGAAGTTGAGAACAGTGGAAATTGTAATTGCATCAGTTGCAGCAATACTTATGACATTATGTTATGTAGGCTCTGTGTTTGCGCAATATATGATAGAATTTACGAAATAATTAACTAACCACCCCTTATGGGATTAAATATAAGTAATATGAAAAAGATTATTTTGGCAGCCTTAGTCGTTGCAAGTTTGTTCGCTTCTTGTTCTAGCGAGAAGACTTTTAAAAAGAAAGATGGCTCTACGATTACGGCAAAGCCTTATGGCTGGGCTAGTAAGGAAAATAAAGTAGAAGGTGTTAACTACGAGTTGAATGCTCCAGATGTTGTAGCATCTATCATCTTCGCCCCATCTGTTATAGCTCCAGTTTTGTTGACTGCTTACGATGTATGGGAACCAGTATCATATACTGAGCCATCTAAGTAACTAACCACCCTATCCTGCAACAAGGATAGGGTAAGTGATAATATAATAATTAGTTTAGTATGAATGTTTTAGAAGAACTTATCAGTCAAGTAAAGCGTAAAGAAATCAAAGATTATGATGATTTAATGGCTGTTCTACAGTATGTTAAAGCACATAAAGAAATCAATAAAAAAGATATGTTTGCGTATAAAATTTGTTTTCATTACGATGATTATAATCAAACATGTTTTTGTGATGGAAAACCTTGCAAAGGAAAGTGTGTGGCGTTCGAAGAAGATTGGAATAAAGTTGATAGATATTTTTAGTTTAACCACCCTCTCCTGTAAAAGGAGATAAAAAGAAGAGAATATGAAAGCAGCAGAAGCAAAAAGAAAGTTGTGTGAGATTAGAAGCAATCTTACAGACGATGAACAGAAGCAAGCGATTTGGATAGCAATTAGAGCTATTGACACTTGCACTGAAAATGGGTTTATTGTAGAAGATTAATATAAATGTAAGTAATATGATAACGGAGAAGATATTAAAAGAGCTTGGATTTGAAAGGCATCCAGCCCTTAATAGTTCAGAATTTTGGGATTTATGGTTATCTGATAATACATATAACGAGAAAGAGCATAAATTTAATAGAGTTCTTTATATTAAAGTAGATTTTTATGATACTGATAATTCTTGGTATGCTAGTAGAAATAACTATATTAAAGATGGCAGTTGTAATGTTAGATTAGGTTTAGGTCCAGGTGGTCCACATGATTGTTCTGAAGAATTTCCTTTGCTTAGGAGATTAAAAGATGCAGAGAAGTTAAAAGCATTAATAGAAATTTTAAAAGGAGGATAAGCAATGAGTAAAGAAAAAGCGATTGAGTATATTAAACGTGCTATGGATTGCATAGACGAGTTACCATTTTCCGATAATGGAATGTTGGCTTTCTATGATTTAGAAATAGCACTTAAAAAGTTGGAGAATTGATTATGATACAAAAACAGACATGGAAGGATGAAATCAGAATTTTAATAACTGATGAAGAAAATCTTGGCTCAGTTCAAATAGGCATTCCGTTTTATGTTAGTAATATTTTCGGCAAAGCTGATGCTCTAATATACGCACTCTTTGTAGATAATAATCATAGAAGAAATGGTGTTGCAAAACGCCTATTACAACTAGCAGAACAGCAAGCTAAGTTGAATGGAGTGAAGACCATCGGACTAGAATTTAATAAAGATGAATCTAATAGCTTTGTTCTAGATTGGTATCTCCGTAGTGGTTATAAACCATTTAATAAGAAAAGTAATTTATTAATCAAGAAATTAGATAATTGATTATGGACAGAAATCAAGCTAAAGAATTTTATCCTTTCTTGCAAGCTTTTGCAGAAGGCAAGATAATAGAAACAAGAAGAAAACCGAGTGCCATAAAAGGTACAAGTGTTCCGAATAATTGGACGGAAATGACAGAGATTGAGTTTTGGAATAATACAGAGTACCGAATTAAGCCAGAACCAAAGTACCGTCCATTCGAAAATGCAAAAGAATGCTGGGCAGAAATGCTGAAGCACCAGCCTTTTGGGTGGGTAGTTGGTAGAAGGGATGGAGTTATGTATCTTATCCGATGTTTAGAATATGTATCAGTATATACTTCAATACAGTGTTCATTTAAAGATGCTTTTGATAAGTTTGCATTTGCTGACCTCGTTCCTTTTGGCGTAAAAGTGGAGGAATAATATATGATATTGTATCAGATTTGGTGTAAACGTACTTATGTTAGTGGCGGTTTCTGTGAAGGCGAAGATGAGCCAACGCAGTTAATATTTAGTACATTAGAAAAGGCACGTTCAAAAATACCAAAAGACCATTATAGTAAAGAAAATGGTTCACGTGAATATTACATTAAAAAGATTGAAATTGAATAAATAGTTATGGCATGGTTATGTGTAGATGAAAATGGTGAACATATTTTTTGTGAAGAACCATTAAGAGGACGTACTCAAAAGTACGTTTCCTTCTATAGAGAACTTCTAATACGTCAACAATCAAGTAAGTTATGGTATGCAAATGCTGATGATATTGATGACGTAGGTTTTATAATATATGCAGAAGAAGGTATTGATTTACCTAAAGGCTCAATCAAGAAGCTCATTGGAAGAGAGTTGTCTTGGCAAGATGAACCAGTTGAACTTAAAGAAGAATAGCTTATGTATAGACCGATTACAATGTATCAGATTGTTTGCGATAGATGCGGAGAAGTATTTGGAGGTACAGATACTTGCTCTGCACTATTCAGTAACAAAGAAGTTGATATTGGTGACTACTCTGATTGGGAAATGATAGATGGCAAACACTATTGTCCCGATTGTTATGAAGTGGAGGTCATTGATGGAGTGTATAATGTTAAAGCAAAGGAGAAATAGGTATGGAAGTATTAAAAGACATAAGTCAGTTAACAAAAGGTTGCGGAGTGACATTTATTAAAAATGATAATTTCCACTTCTACGAGTACCTTATGGTACACCCTAATCGTGAAACCTATTATCTATTTATAGATAACTGGACGCAAGAGGTTGTACGAATACACGTCAGCGAACTCTTAAATGGAGATTACTATATAGGTAAATTTGATACTGTTTTCGTTAATAAAAAGATGATAGAATTTTATAAACGTATGATTCAGTGTCACGAAAATAGAATTAAAGAGAAGAGATTTTAAAGGAACTCATCGGAAGAGAATTATCGTGGAACGATTCATGTTAAAATTTAGAAAGACTATGAATAAAGTAGAAATGAAAAGAACACAACTATCAGAAAAGTTTGGTATAGATACAATTTGTAATCTTTTCTGTATGTTTGCACGTGGAAGAAGAAAAATTCCACCAGAAGCTTGCTATGACCCAAGAAGAGACATGGAGATAAGGGCACATTGCAGAGAAGCGGAAAACGCACTCGCTGCTCATCACAATATAAAATTGATAGATTAATTGTTATGACTAAACCTTACAGAATCAAGCATAAGGCTAGTGGGTTGTACTACCAGCCTGCAAGAAATCATAGTAATCTTGGTAAAAATGGCAAGGTGTATATGGCAAACAACTCGCCATTACTAGCAAATTATGGATACGATTATATATCTATTAGTGTTAGAAAAGGCACGAAGGTACATGATATTTTAGAAAAAGAAATGCCTTTAAAAGGCGTAAAACGTTCTTGTGGTGCAGAAGTTTGTTATCGTGTTCCAAAGACTGAATTTGAAAAAGAAGTATTAGCGTATGAAGAATAAGATTTTAAATTTAGTCAAGTCAGCCGTTTGGTTCGTCTTGTGTTTGCTTGTAGGAGCATTGATTTTTGAGGGCATTCGCTCGTTTGCTAATATCAATAAACCTGCAAAGAGAGTTGGTATATCTGTAATCACAGAGGAAGAGCACGATTATCTGGTAGTGGACACGAAACACGGAGTTTGTGTTATTCACGCAGAGAGCTGCCCTTGTCATAAAAAGAAGTAGCGTATGGAAAATAATATGTTTGAAGATATTGTCGCTGAAGGCAATATAGTTGTGATAGATAATGATTGGATTGTGTTATGTAAGCATTGGAAACCAGAGTGTCACAATCTGTTCTGCTATCTTTATCTCCATAAGGAAGATAAGAATTTAATGGTAGGCTCGCATTTCACAATGACCGAGGATAAAAAGAAATTTACTCGGTTGGCTACCAACGAGGAGCGTCTTATGCTTTTTGAAGAAATGTTCAAGTATGGAATTGCTTTCGATAAGCACGACCATCATTTGATTGGAAAGTTATGGTAATTGTAAGATAAAATAGTGTATGGAGAAACGAATAATTTTAGACGAACAAGATATGAATGAGTTTACAAAGATTTTCGCAAAGACAATAGAAGATGAAGCTATCAAACAGATAGAAACCCTATCTAATAGCGAGGCTTACAATAGTTGTAAAATAAGAATAATGCCAGATTGCCATGCAGGTAAAGGATGCACTATTGGCACGGTAATAGAGCTTGATAACAGAGTAGTTCCTAACACTGTTGGAGTAGATATAGGCTGCGGCATGAAAGTCGTAAGACTTGGTAAAGTTGATATTGACTTGCAGAAATTTGATGAAGCAGTCAATAAGTTGATTCCGTCTGGTTTTAATGTCAACGAGGGAGAAGTATCAGCCTACATAAACGGATTGGTTGATGGTTGTATGTTTGGTAAATTCCGTGCTTGGGATTGTATTGACAGCATGGAAATAGTATATCGTTCTGTTGGTTCTCTTGGTGGGGGTAATCACTTTATAGAGTTAGATGCAAACGAAGAAGGAGAGAAGTTTCTTGTGATACATACAGGAAGTAGAAACCTTGGAGTTAGGGTATGCAACTATTACCAAAACCTTGCTTACCAGTATTGCCACAAGAAGGCTGCCGATAAGTCGGAGGTTATTGCCAAGCTAAAAAGCGAAGGCAGAGAAAATGAGATACAGAGTGTTATTAAGTCATTAGGTACTAAAAATATAAGCAAGGAACTTTCTTACTTGGAAGGTGATTTGCTCAATGACTACCTCAATGATATGCGCATAGTTCAAAAATATGCTGAACAAAACAGAATGATTATCGCCAACAGACTTGTAAATGCTTTAGGTGTAGATATTGATGCTAATTCAGATAAGTATTCTTTTACAACCATTCACAACTATATAGATACAGACAAGGGTATATTGCGAAAGGGAGCTATCAGTGCAAAAAAGGATGAGGTAGTCATTATCCCAATGAATATGCGTGATGGTTCTCTTATCTGCAAGGGAAAAGGTAACAAAGATTGGCTATGCTCTGCCCCTCATGGCGCAGGTAGATTAATGTCTCGTACACAGGCAAAGAAAGAGTTATCTATGGATTCTTACAAGAATGAAATGAATGGTATTTATTCCACATCAGTTTGTGAAGAAACCATTGATGAAGCACCTATGGCATACAAGCCAACCGAAGAGATTGTTGAGTTAATCAAACCTACGGTTGATGTCATTGATGTCATTAAGCCAATTTACAACTTTAAAGCAAAATTATAATGAGCAAGGAAATATTTGACTTCTCGGAGGCTCTGAGAAGAATGAAGGAAGGAAAGAAAGTGAAACGTAGGATATGGAGTAATGGAAAAGCATTTATTAATAAGAAGAAAATTTACGTCCGATTTGTATTCTTTAATGATATATGGGGGACGGATTATCTGAACATTCCTTTTGCTTGCATGCCGTGCGTTGATGGTGACATTCTCGCAAATGACTGGGAGGAGGTGGAAAGATGAAGAAGAAAGTTCTGACCCTCACCGTCAGCAAGCAATGGTTTGACATGATTGCTGACGGAAAAAAGGATGAAGAGTATCGGGAGATAAAGCCGTATTGGGTAGCACGATTATTTCAAAACAACAGCAATATTGTTGATGTGCGACATCTTGCCTTGGCTTTGGCAGGGCGAACGGATTTACTTAAAAAATATATTGACGCACAGAGAATTGTGTTAAAACAATATACTCACGTTCTCTTCATAAACGGCTACCGCAAGGATAGTCCACGAATTGAAAAGGAGATTGAGAGTATCAGTATTGGTAAGCCGAAAAAGGGCTTATGCCCCGACAAGTGGCTTGATACTGAGTTTTTTATCATTAAATTCAAGTAGCGTATGACAAACGAGGAATTTTTCAATGCTCATATGGGTGAGCGAGTTCTTTATAAAGGTAAGGACATCGGGGCATACGTAGCAGGTTATGTAGAGGAAAAGTATATTATCTTAGGATTTGATGATTATACAGGCTGCATTCTGTGCTTCACTTCAAAAGTGAAAAATCTTTGTGATATATATCACTCATACCGATTCGCAAAGTTGAAGTATTTGGAAGTGATAAAACATCAGTAATATGGAAAAAGAAGAAAGATGTTGCGGCAACTGTCATTGGTTTGGCAACGAAGACGTTTACGGCGTAGGATGGTGCAGCAATAACGAGCATGAATCATCTTGCGACCAAGTATGTGATGAACATGAATTTTAAACTTTAAATATTAAAATGGAAAATAAGAATTTAACATTAGATGAGTATCAGCAGTTAGCTCTAGAGACTGCTATTTATCCTAACCCTATCATTTATCCTACATTGGGATTGACAGGTGAAGCTGGTGAAGTTTCCGATAAGGTTAAGAAAGTGTTGCGTGATAACGATTCTGTTTTTACAGATGAAAAGAAGTTGGAAATTGCTAAAGAGATTGGTGATGTACTATGGTATTGCGCAACCCTTTCTCACGATATTGGATTCAAACTTAGTGATATAGGAAAAATGAACTATGACAAACTTCACTCTCGCCAATTAAGAGGAAAGTTGCATGGTAGCGGTGATAACCGTTAGTTTATGGTATGGTACTCTAAAGTAAAAGGTCTTACAGAGAAAGTAATTGAGTTATATCCCACGATGTCTTCAAGGGAAATAGCAGATATTACAGGATTTGCCAAGACTACTATAATTCGGTGTGCTGCAAAGAATCATCTTAGTCACACCGAAGAAACACAGAAAAGAATAGATGAATATGTAAGACAGCGGAGGTCTTCTGGTAGAAAATCATACGACTATTCTAAACTGAGTAAGAAGATTACTCATACAAGAAAGATGGAATCGTGGCGTGTAAGAAGCGGTCTAGAACAAAATACAAAGTATAAAGTTCGTATCACTCCAAAGCGCATACAAAATGCAATGTATCATCTTAGACAAAAGTATGGTTATTTCTATGAAACTGTTGACAAAACTGAATTATATTACGATTCGCAAACAAGACGTGTGAAAAACGAGAATTACTATACAGAAAAGTATGGAATCTCTTTTATTCTGGCTGACGAATAACTTCTGTGCATTATCTATATGTTTAGGGGTGGCTACACATCGCGTGCGGTCACCCCCTTTTTGTTTATAAATCAATAACCAAATAAAAACATAAGAAAAAACTAAGAACGTTTATGTAGTTTTAACTTCCAGTATATCCAACCCAAAAATGCGAGAATGCCTATAAAAAGACAAACTGATGCTATCTTACCTATATTCAAGAAAACTCTGTCAGTCTTTGATAGTTGCTTGCTAACCTCAACTATATATGGGATTGAATCTCGCACAATCAAAGTATCTGATTTGTTTCTTACAATATATCTGTCTTTATATTGAAGATGGTACTTGTCCTTGAAGACTGTATCGCCTCTAATATAAACAGATACGCTATCATGCACATAGACGGAATCGGTCTTCAATAAAGAATCCGTCTTTACTACGACCCTATCTTTGTATTCTGTAACAGGAACATACTTAGTAGTAGTGCATCTACAGAACATTGATAGAATCAGCATTGCTACTGCAATGGTAATTACAACCTTTGTTATCTTATCTATCAGTTTCATAAGCTACTGAATTACAATCGTTACTTTTTCATTTTTATCCCAAGCCGTTTTCATTATCTGAATGAGCTTGTTTGTCCAGAATCGAGAATCGCTAACCCATCCTTTCTTATCGTTTTTACCGATAAGAATACACCCCTCAGTATCTTTTACAGAGTTACCGCTATGTATGCGTATTCCTTCAAATCCTTTTACATTCAGAAGTAATGGCAACATCTTCTTGAATCTGTTAGAATAGGTATATACACATTCATAGCTGCCGATTGGTATTGCAGTCTGCCCATACACCTTTTTCTTCTTGATTTCGTCCAAATCCATACTTTGGTTCAATCCTCTGTCTGTATCTTCAAGAGTATTGCATCCGAACAATTTGCCATTCACGTACAGGCGGCTAATAGTATAGCCATCCTTTTTCCAAGCCCTATCAATTAGTACTTCCATTTTTATTTTCCTCCTCTTTTTTATCAAACTCATTGTTGAGTCTGTCAATAATCGGTTTCCAATAGCTCGGCAATGCCTTCGCAAACTCAAACCTCAGAACATAATAAATAACTCTGAATGCAACATTCTTAGGGTATGCCTTAATAAGGTTCTTGAACGAATTGCATATATACACATAGCAGAATATATACGTAAGCATCTTAATCACAAATAATGCCTCTGTGTTGTCGTTGCAACTTACCATGATTCCATACATGACATACACAATAACAATATACAAGAGCATCTCTAAAAGTGCATTCTTGAACTTCGATGCAGAAAAGTTCTTGCATCGTACAACACTCACGCCGTCAGCTCGCATACCACAGAAGATATTGAAGCCAAAGGCGATAACCAACGCCAAAACGAAGCCTTCCGTTGGCGTTGCAAAGGCAAGTATAGCTGAAAATATAGTTACACCTATCTGCCGAATCTGTGAAGAATCTAATAAATCTGTCATAATCTGTTATCCTGAATAATTAATAAAAATAAAGTTTCGGTCTCTTTCTGCAAAGATAGCAAAAAAAACCGAAACTTCATTCAGAATAACGAAAAACTTTATACTTTTAAATCATGATACGGCAATTCTCCGTTATTCAAGAAAGAAATGCACTCATCGAAAATCTTACGTTCGTAATCGAGCGCATTGATTTTAGGAAACCATTTCTTTATCTTTTCGTCATTGCGTTTTACCATTTCTCCCCAAAGGACACACCAGTCTTCGAGATTGATTTTATCATTCTTAACTTCGTGCCAATAGTCCTTGGCTACATCTTTAGTATGAAGCTGACCGATGAGGCAAAGATGCATATCTGCCATTTCTTCATCAAAATGACACTCACCAATCTCACATTGAACTTGCTTCATCATGTCAAGCATTACACCGTCATTCATTCCAACTTCGCAACAATCAGCCATTGTAGCAACACAATTCTTAATAGTCTGTATATCGTTGCTTGCCAATATGTTTTCAAATACCTTTTTCATAACCGTATGTTTTTAGTGTTACTTCAAGAAATACTCTCTGATGTCGTACACACCATCCTTATCCTTCAGCAAGTCAAGTGCAAGGTGGTTGGCATACTTAACAAGATGTTCTGTATCAATGTCCTTAACATCTTCCTTGCCGAGTATTTTAGCAATGGTACATCCATGGTCGCTTACAACCTGATTCATGGCAACATACAAAGCATAATCGTTGTAGTAAGGCTTCTCCTCTGTTGCAAGTCCGAGACCAGTCATTGCGTTGAGCCACGTCTGCATATCCCAAGTTGCAGATGGATTCATACCATTTACAATCTCAGAAGCTTCCTTCTTCGTAAGATAATTCTTCCACTTGATAGCGCAAAGCTTATCAAGATACTCTTGCGCCAACTCTGGGTGTTTGGCTGCCATATCCTGTATCATGCAGCGCATGGTGTCTCCGAATGTGTGCATATACTTCACGTTGGTTGATGAAGCCATAATTCCATACAGCTCATCAAACTTACTCATAATCTCTTTTGCTTCCATATCTTCTTATATTTATGATTATTACTCTGCTGTTACCAGACTTTTCAACTCTTCAAAGTCATCCTTGGTGAAGCTAATACTCTTCTTGCTACCAAAGAGGATAGTCGTTATGATGTTGTCTGGTAAATCAATAGACAAAACACCGCCATCAATGCGACCTTTGATAAAACCAAGGTCAAACTCATAGTTGCTTATATTCTCCAACATCTGCATAATATCTGAGAATATGGTATCGACATCTATGTTGCCGTCTTCATCAGCAATGAATAGGGTAGCGTTGTCAATGCTCTTGCCCCAACTATCCTTGTGTTTTGCGATGATGTTGTGCGATGCTCGCTTCATGTACACGGAAGGGATAGCCAATGCTGGGTTTTCCTTCACCATATCACTTATTCTTGCGTCTGCCCACAAATCAAGCGATGTAAGCAGTTTCTCTTTCAATTCTGTTACGTTCATTTCTTAGTTTCTCCTTTCTTTGTTTTGTTGTACCAAGCTAGATACTCTTGCCAAGTTTTGTCGCTGTGGTTAGTCATATAATCGTTTAGCATAGCAGATTTATGTTCCTCTGCTTGCGCTACTTCTTTTCTCAATCGTTGCATCAAGGACAAGTGTTTCTTTAATGCCTCCTGTCCTTGCTGAGTGCTTTCGATACGAGGGCGTATAATGCGCAATTCCTCGTCTTGCACTAGCTTAGACACATATTGCAAGCTATTGACGTATTCCTGATTCTGCATCAAGTACTGACGTTGTGCGCCTGTCAGATTGTCCTCAATCTTATCAATCTCATCCCAGAGTGGGGTGGAAGACTGCTGCGCTTGCATATTTATAGATGCTCGCTTCTGCTGTATTGCCTCATACACCTTTTGTAGTTCGGCATCCATCGTTGGCGGCTGCTGTTGACTTGTGCCCATATCAAGCAAAGGGCTGTTTCCAAAATTCATCATAATCAATATCTTTAAGTTGGTGATATATTATAGAGAGGTGAGAGGGCATCCACCAACGAGGGCAAACACCCCTCACCAACTCATTTTTTCTTAGTCTTTTTTACGGACTTTCTTACTGCTCTGTTACGCTCCTGTAGTGGGAGTAGAAGCTGCCTTGCAGCAACAGTAGCTACCATAACCTGTAACTGTAGGTGTACTTGGAAGTACCAACTGCCCCTTAATATCATAAGCAGTCTTCAACTCCATAGCCTGGAGCAAAATCTTCTCCTTGTAAGGAGCAAGTGCTTCCATAACGGCAATCTTAGTCTCCAATGCAGCCATCTTAGCGTTGGTTGCATCATACTGGTCTCTGCCAGCCTTATAAAGACCAAACTCTGCGTCAATCGCTCTGCGGTTCTCAGCGTTGATAGCATCTACCTGCGACTTGTAAAGACCGAATTTCTCGGCAACATCTGTCTCACGCATAGCGTAGAACTTGTTAGCGGTGTCGAGCTTCAAACCGAACATTTCGGTAAGCAACTTCACCTCATCAGCGCATTCCTTCTCCATTACCTGTAAGGCAGTTGGCTGATTGGAACTTGAATTAGCTCCGTAGGTGTTGATGTTTACGTTCTCAGGCATATTGCTGCCGCCGAGAGAGCCGAATACACCACGACCATTGCCGTTGAGCAAAGCTAAAGCCAAGCCACCGATGCCAATTCCGAGGGCTGTTCCTGCCAAACCCTTGCTGGCATACTCCTTCTTACCATCTTCGTAGATTTTCTTCTCTACGACCTTTGCATCTGTCATTTCCATAATACAATCTTTTGATCGGCTCTGCATCTTATAAGAAATTAGTAGATGCTATGCACGTATGCGGCATTATTGAGATTGATGAGTATTGTCCACTTGGTCATTACGTATCAACTCTGGACAACTCTATAAATGAGTATTGGGATAAGGTAGCCGAAAAGCATATTTAAACAAAAAACCCACTACCTTAAAAAAGTAGTGGGCGAATCAAGTTAAAAGAAAAACTAATAACTTGGATTACTTCTAAGCGGTTGCAAAGTTATTAGTTTTTTCCGAATTAGCAAAATTAATTAGTAACTTTTAAATATTTTAGGTATGAAGACTTATAAAACAAATTATTCAGTAGCTGTAAATTGGTGTAATAATGCGCTTATCCTCTGCAACAATATTACAGAGATAGACCCATCTGTTTATGATAATATGCGCTTTGAACTGTTCGATGAAGAAGACGGCACACAAAGAGATATTTATCAGTGGTTTATTACAAATTGCACCGATGACGATGTAGAGTATTTGGAAAAAACATTTGGCTTACTTTTCACTTATTCGGACTTATTGGATAAATATATTCTTTGTGTAGACCATTTCGGTACAAGTTGGGACTATGTGGAATGGGAAACTACAAATGAATTGGCAAAGAGAGAATTGGGAGAAAAGAAGTAATAACAATAACCTTTGCACTCGCTTATTTGTGGGTGCAAAGGTACAAATAATATAAGATATGAAAAAGATAAGAATAAACATTTTGATAGACTTCTATACTAGCAAATTGAGTGATATTGCAAATCGTGTATCAGTTTTAGCAGCCACGGCACAACAAGAAGACGAAAAGCCAAATTTTCACAAAATAGCAAAGGAGACTAAAGCCCTGTTTGCCGATTACATTGTATTTAAGGCAAAAGCACGTAAATTTATAGATTTACTTGGTATGCCTTACGGTCAGATGTGGGCAAACGAATATGAATTGCGTGCTGCAAAGTATTTCGATTTTCTTTTAAACTAATTGGATATGAATATAACAATACCATTCGTTTTCGCCCTTATATCTTACGTGCTTGGTATTATTGTGGGGCGTAATTGGAATAAGTACGTAAAAGAGTAAATAACCCTTTAAAACGCAAAAAAATATGTATACAGAGTTTAACAAACGCCACAAAGGTATATCATTTTGTGGCATTCATATTTGGTACAATCATTTGTATGAAAGTAAAAGCTTTCGTATTTCTTTTGGCAAAAATTGTTTTAAGATGTACGATTTGTTAGAAGTAAGCAACAATAAGGAACACCGAATAATATTATTTAATCGCTTGTTTCATTATTAATTGGATAGGTGCAAAGATAGTCGGTATCTCTAGACGGTTCGATTCCGTTTGCACCACAAAATAAGTAACATTAAATAATTAGCAATATGAAAGATTTAAAGAAATTAGCTAAAATCTTGCGTTCACTTGATGTTTACGCAAAGATAGAAGAAAAGGGAACGGAAAACGAATTCCTTTGCGTTCGCGAAAATAATCACGGAGTAAGTTATGAATGGCAAATTTGGCACGATGAAGCCTATTATGACTATTATGAGCTGCATTTATTCGTTAATAAAGAATTAATGTATGACCAAACATATTTATATACTCCGTTATTTGTTGTCGGACAAATAACAAGTGATATTCAAAAGTACTAATAAAATAGTGTGTGTGCCCTTATCTTTTCCCTTTGGTACACTTTATCAAGTTGGAAAATATAAGGCTATATAGGGTAAATAAACGGCTAAATTTAGAAAGTTATGATAGCAGAAATAAAAGAATATTTGGAAAAGCCTTCTCATTCAGGCAAACGTTATCTCCTTAAAAAGATAGTAGGCACAAAAGATAACATTGAAAAGAAAGTACTAGACTATATGGATGCAAGAATGAACAATAAAGCCTTTATAAGGGTGATTGAGTTTAAGGTAGTAATAAAAAGCGGCAAATATACCGCATACGATTGGAGTTACAAGCCTACATACAGATAGCTTGATATTGCTTAAAAGTTACTATAGCCGTGCGCGGTTAATGACCGCCTCCAAAAGCGAGATTTGGCACGGCACTAATTAAAGATAGGAGAAAAGAATATGAAAAAGTACCGTTTGTTTATCAGTTCAAAAAAGGACTTAAAAGCATTAAACAGGAAAATAGCAATTGATAGTCTGTTTTCAGTTGGGGAAACAATAACTAATAACCCTTTGGTTATTGGAGAAAATGTAACTAATGATAAGCGTATATTGGATAGTTTTAATGAGTTTATGAACTCTAGCAAAGTATCTGGAATATTGATTATTGAAGAAATTTAGATTTTAAATACTACTTGGATATGGGAACAAAGGGAAAAATAAAGAGTTGGTTGGAGGCTGAATATAATAGCCTTCACTTGGAACATGTAAGCGAGCAAAAAGAAAGCGAGTTAAAAGATAGATTTATTCGCTTTTTTTGCAAGTTTGATAAACGTCTGATACGTATCAAGCGTGAAAAGATAAGCGTATCACCGATTCAAGATGGTGGTGTGCGCTTGTCTTTGGTAGATTGGGGAAAATGTTATGGGCAATTTTACGAAGTGTAATTTTTAAACAATTGGATATATGAGAAAGATTCAGAGAAAAATAAGTATTCCTATCGGTCAATACAAATGTGTTGAAAGTTGGGGTAATACGTGTTGGGTGGATGATTACACGTCACAGCAGGGCGAATTAATCCAGTTTTACAAAGGTGGATATACTTTGTTTTGTTTGGGCAAAAATGAATTTAGATACGTCAATTAAAAAAGGTATGGTAAGCATTGAAGAGTTATTAAACAAAGAACAACTTAAAGAAATATATTCATGTGCGAATGTCCATGAATATGTTTTCAAGTGTTTAACGTATGAGGATGTTCCACAAATAATAAATGGAGAAATATCTTACGACAATGGCAAATATGGTTGGAATTGGTATGTTTTACCTTTGCCAAATGGCAAATATGCAACATATAATGCAACCGATAGCGAAAGGGCTGATACAATTAAAAAAATGATTGATTATTGCAGTCGTGATAATCAGTTTGGAAAATCAAAAGAAAATATGGAGTCATTCATTCGATTCAAATTACAAAGTAAGGATGAAGCGGAAGAATGGTTGTTTGGAAAGGCAATATGTCTATTATTGGATAATAAAGGCTACAAAACTGAAATGTGGAGTCAATTAGGTAGAATTGGCGGTATTGCAGCCACCAAAGGCGGAAAAGTAATACGTATTGTTGGTGCGTATCCGACAAAGAAAGATTTGATACATATATTAGAAACAATAACAAAATAGAGATATGAGTGACAAAGAAATGAATTTGGCTATCTTAAACAAGTTGTATGAGATAGCCTTTGCAGTATGGGAGAAAATGGCAAAGGTAGCCGATTACGGCTCATATACTGCAAGCGAGATTGCTAATATGTTAAATAAGGAGTTCAATTTTAGCAATGAGCAAAATGAAGACGAAAAAACAACTGTTAGTGTTGGTACATATACTTGCAGTTTTCCTTTGAAGAATATCTTTTATTTTGTTTCAGTCTTTGAAAAGCTAGCGAGTGTTGGCAGAAATGCAAAACAATTTGTATTTGAAGAATCGGGCGAATTATTGGGAAAGGCTACCTTTGAAGTAAGCAAAGGAATGAGCGAACTTTGTAAATTTGTTGCCGATGATGAGTTGCGCCCTGTTATGAACTATATCATATTGGATGCAGCTAATAATTGTTTGGTAGCAAGCGATGGGCACAAATTACTTTCTTTTTCTGCAAAGGTATTGGAACATTCGGGAGATTTATCCAACTTCTATATCAACCCAAAGAAATTTGCTTTGATGTGCAAGAAAATGAAGAAAGGAGAAATCTATAATGTTACAGCCACAAAGGAAAGTGTAAATGGTAAGGAATGCAACAAATTAGAGTTTGAGAGTATTACTTCTAATATCGGCTACATTGGCAGATACCCAAATTGGAAGAGTGTTTTCCCAAAGGTATCAAATGAACTCGCTTTGCACTTTGATAAAAACGCTTGGAATGAGATAAAGAAATTCTGTAAGGTTGCAAAGAAAGATGGTGCAAATACTATTAGTTTGCACGGCTTATCTGGAGAAAGTAAGATTACCTTATCTTATGATGATTGCAAGCGTGAATTGGCTATCGAAAACAAATTGCAGCATACCATTGATGATGTATCATTTATGATTAAGTCTATTATTGCTTTCGATAGTGTTGATACTTTATATCTTGGTAAGTCTTCTTCTCATGCAGCAGTTGCAACAAATAGTCTTGGTAACATCTATTTGCTTATGCCAGCCGTATATGAGGGTAGAGGCTATTCTGTAGATACTAGATACGTTCCATTTGATATAGACGTATTGGAAGAGCGTGCAAATAAGCCTACAGAAGACGTTATTCCTGCAAAGGCGGATAATGTTACAACTGAGGAAAAAGAATGCGCTACAAAGAAGAAAACAGAGCAAACGAATAAACCTGCAAAGGTAGTATCATTGGATAAGCCTAGCAATAAGTTTAGCTTTGATGCAGTTGGTGTAAATGTAGGCGATAAATTAACCTTCATTGATGGCACAGAGGTTATTGCAGCAGAAGACAATAAGGTATCATTTTGTGGCGAACTGTTCACTTTGTCGGGATTCTGCAAAGAGTTCATGCCCGATGATAAGCGAACAAAAAGTAATACCTATCGTGGGTGTGTCTTCTTCTTTAAGGATGGTGTAAAATTGGAAAAGCTATTCAAGGAGCAGCAAAAGAAATCATTGGTAAGCAAAGAAGAAATTGCAGCCGTACCTGATGATACATTGGATAGCGTGCCAAATGAGCATCAAGCGAGCGAGAAATGCACCGAGCGGACAATTATACCACCTGCAAATGGAAACGTCTCAGAGCGCAAAGAAACGGCATCAACCGCAAAGGTTGTGGCTATCTCTATCGGTGTTCCTGTATGCTTGGATATTCCACCGAACAATATGCGGTTTGATATTGCAGCAAACGAGCCTTTTCCTACAGCTGTAGGCGATTGCTTATGTGGTGTTGGCAAAGTAATACATACACTACCTTTGCCGCCTCCACGGAGCAAAAGAATGAGTGAATTAACAACATATACAAACTTTTATAACACATCATAAAATGAACGTAAATCAATTAAGAAAGGCTATCAAAGTAGCCAAAGCAGAAAGTAAGGTAATTTACATTGCTATCCATAATAGCCGTTTTCATATTGACTTCAATAATTGCAAGTATAGAATAGACGGAACGAATGAGCTACTTATAATAAACGACTCATTTCTTGCAGATACTATCATCTTGGATATTCATCAAATAATGTTTATCGAAACAAATTTCAAACATTAATCAATATGAAACAGACTTCATTACCAGAGGTTATTTACTTAGATGTTGATAACCTTACTACAGAGAATAATAATGCTGCATTGGTGGCGAGTATTGAAGAACCGATTAATATTATCGGTGTAATTTAATAAAAGAAATGGTTAATATATGAGAATCAAAACGATTACTGAATCGCTACACGATAAATACGTGAGCGGTGAGATTACATTAAGACAAGCAGCGGAAGAACTTTGCAAATGCGGATGGACTGACGGCTTCATCGACTTGGAAAGAACCGCTAATTTTATCGGAGTTTCTAACAATTAAAAGAAAGGGTAAAGTTATGAACGAATTGGAAAAGTTAATGATAGCAGAATCAAAGAAGAATGCTATTGATGATGAGCTGATTAAAGATGAGCAGCAATCTGAAAATGATAAAGCTGACAATTGGCAACAGGAAACGATGGATAAATTACGTTTCTTGGAAAACTATAAATGCCGACTTGAAGAAAAACGTTCACGTGGCGCATTTTTCATCTATACAAATGGTCACGGAACAATTGAGGTTGCATTGAATTGGGAGTATGATAGAAGTATCAATAAGCGCAAAAGCGTTACTAGATACCATACAGATATGCCGCTCAAAATCAATTGGAACTATTCTATGTGTGGTGGTGATAAGTCTGAGTTAAGTCTAGAAGACTTCGTAAAAGCATTGGTAAGACGTGGAATTATTAAAGTAGAAGGTTAATAAAAGCTATCATGAGAAAGAATAAGACTTACGAGCAGCAGAAGAAGTTCTATGATAGGAACAACAATTATGAGAGTTTAGGAGCCATCTTCTTGCTTTGGCTTGAATGCGGCAACGAGACCGCAGCACTGATACAGGAGACCTACAGGGAAGGCACGAAGGAATGCAAGGAGTATATTATGGAAGACCTCTTCCACCTTTGCGACAAGAAACAATTCTATCAGTTCGTTAAAATCTTCAACTTCGGTAAGAAGTAATATGTAGCGGTCAGAAAATAAAACTCACAAATATAACAATTAAAAGTAATAAGACTATGGATATTAAGACTATCAAAGACATCTTAGATGATGCAAAGGAATGCGGTTGCATTGCAGGTATTTCACTCTCTAATGGGCAGCTAACTCATGCAAACTTTAGTAAATTAAAGTTGTTTGATTTTACTGCCGATGTTCTCTATAACGAGAAAAAACATCTGATAACAATACTTTCTGAGAACGGAAACAGAGATTACATTGATAGTGATACTATCATACGTATCTTTATTAGAGAAGGTGTTTAACAATTAATTATAGGAGATAAGAATATGAATCCAGATTTAGTAAGAAAAGCTATGGAATACGCAGTTTCGTTGTGTGATGAGTACAACGACAGAATTGTTATCACCATCACTGGAAGTGGTGGATTGGGAGACTCGACAGAGATAAGACCTTATTGCAACGAATATTTCTGTTTTGACCCCATTTTAAATGCAATTACAATCACAAGGACTGAGGGAAAAACTTTTATTGATACGGATAGTATTAAGACAATTCATTGTTACAAACAAAAAATATAGGAGATTATATCATGTGGACTAAAGAGATTGAAGATTGCTTATCCAAACTTACAAAAGAAGAGGAGCGAGTGTTGAAGAGAACTATCCTCAAAGGTGGTTTTGGCGATGATAGTTGTAGTTTCAGAAACATTCTTGGCGGTATCTCAAAGCAAGAAACTAGATGTTTTGTATATATGACTAACTATAAAAATCCATCTACCAGACGTTTCTATTATAAGAAGACTGAGGAGATATTTAAGTCTATCCGTGCAAAGTTATGCCCAATAGATGATTATGGTCGTTTCTTTGTTTATCAGAAGGAATGGTGGGAAGAAAACACAAGCGACATTATCCGAGTTCCTTACGATATTCATGTAGCATTGGAGCAGTGGGCAGACGGTGGCATTGACAAGGCGGCTCATTGCCCTATCAATGACAAAGACCTTTGTCTTGATGAGTTGGTAAGAGATTTATTCAATGACGAACAATACACTTGGAACAAAGACAATACAGAAATGATTGGATTTGTAGGCAACGAGCCAATATTGGTACGACAGGAAACCGATAACAAATTGTTGGTTAGATTTCTTGGCGATGCCTGGTGTCCTGATGTTGTTGAGGAATGGGTGAAGAGAATTGAACATGATAAGAACAATGATGTAGATTACGTAATTGATACTTATATGTTTGGGGTGATTGAGAATGACCGAGAGCGTAAAAGCAGCGATTTTCATGTATCATTCTGTTATCGTGGATAATAAATAACAGAAAGTAACGTTTTAAGTAATAAGAGATAGGAGATAGGAGAAATGAAGAAAGTGTATTTCATTACAACTGCAAGCAAAGTACTCATTAAATATTTGCAGTGTATGGGAGTTGTCTATGATGTAAATCAGAATCATGTTCGGTTTGACGTTTATGTTGTATCTGCAACATTAACCGATATACAGAGAAAATTTGTGTATGATTTAATAACCAATCACGATTATCTTGCATCTTGCTATAACCAAAAAGAGTATGATTTGCTAACAAAGATAGGATAGGAGATAGGAGAAATGAAGACAACAGAAATCAAGAATGAAGGTGGCGCATCTGTAAAATACGACATCGTGAACATCGGCTGTAAGGATTGCCCTTATTGCATGATGGCAGAAGGTCACTACCTTTGCCGTTCTGACAAAAGCTGCAACGCAAAGGCAAACATGACCGATGATGATGAGCCAAAGCAGAAAGTAATAATATACAGTCGTGTCTCTACTGAAAAGCAGACATTAGAGCAGCAAGAAAGAACAATCAACGAATGGTTGAATTGTCACAATCTGAAAGCTACTCACGAAGTAAAGGAGGAAGGAGTATCTGGTAAGGTATCTTATAAGGATAGAAACCTTGGTAAGGTAGTGTTGCCGATGCTTGATAAGGGTGATATACTTATTGTGTCAGAGGTCAGCCGTATCGGTCGTTCTATGAGCGACATCAACAAGTTTGTGAACGACGAACTGAAACCACGTGGCGTGCGATTGGTTATCGTTCAGATGGGTATTGACCTTGATTGCAGCCATCTGAAAGCGATTGACGAAATGCTTTTATTTGCTTTCTCATTCTCGGCACAGATGGAGCGTGAACTCATACAGGAGCGAACACAGAGCGCATTGGAAGTACGCAAACAGAAATTGGCAGAAGACGGAGAATTTATCTCAAAGTCAGGCAAGGTCGTTAAGAAGTTGGGCAGACCTAGAAAATGTGACTTATCAAATGCACAGAAGGCAGCATCGGAAAAGCGCAAGAAAGAGGCTGCTGAGAAACCTTGCAACAAGGCTATATGGAATGTGGTTAAGAAGTGTACCAAGGACTTCACTGAATTAACCACACATAACTTTGCGGATGCAGCTATGATGTTGCAGCAGATGGATGTTTATTCGTCCACTGGTAAGGTATTAACAAAAGAACTGGTAAGAAGTGCGTATTACAATCTACGCTCAGTCTATGGCAGTCAGGTTTATTTCAGACGTGGTTCTGCCAACTATCGTGTAATGCGAGAAAAGGGTATGACTGATGAGGAGATTCAGCAGTATTACAAGGAACTGAATAACAACAACAATAATACAGAGGAGGTTTAAGTTATGGCATTCTTAATAGCAATTTGGCTAATCGGAACATTGTTCGATTGCGCCATGGGCAGAAATAAAGATTAAAATTTCTGCCCTACACACAATAAAATTACGCATTTTGCGTTATCTCTTGAAATAATATAAATATATAGCCCTCGCCAACACGGATAAGGCATTATATATGAAATTACAAGACTCTACAGGAAAAATAGTAGATAGAAGAAAGGTGTATTACGTAACTATCTATAATAGCAGACACATGATTGTTGCATTCTTAGGCAGTAGTTTGCATTACGTTTCGGAAAGAACTGATGCAGCTTTGTTTGATACAAAAGAGGAGGCACAGGAATTGATGAATAAAGCGGAATTAAACGGAATCTGTAACACGATACCTGATTTCGCAAAAATGACGGTTTCATCTGATACGCAAGTCTTACTCCAACATTGGCATTTCTAGCCATACAATACCCATAACAAAAATTAAGCCCTCGCCACCACGGTTAAGTCATAAATTATGAAGAAATATCAGATATATTACAATAATAATGTTGAGATAAACAATGTAGCAGAGTTTGATACATTGGATGAGGCAAAGCAATATTGTACCGACAATACGAAAGGGCATGATAAGGTATGCGACAATGATAACTGCTATGAAGGTCGCAGCAATAACTTCCATTATGAAGTCTATGATGGCTGCAAAGAAATCATTGATGAGGATGGTGACGTTGTTGATTTCAAAGACCCAGTTTACGAGACAGAGCAGTTTTATTGTGTGATTAATCAATGTGAAATTCAAAAAGCAATTTTTCGTTTTTTAAAATAAATTTAATTATGAAAAAGATTTTAATAGTTCTATTCGTCATAATATCTGCCATCTTTGTTGTAGGTTGCAGCTCTGATAACATAAATAATGATATTGTGGAAGAGCCACAAAAGACATTAGCAGATTATGAGGGAGTGTGGGAAGACAATATCAACGACACACTATTTATTTCTATATCGTCTAATGGTATGATTAAGTATTATTGTGGAACTTATTATATGGGGAACGGAATCGGTTATCTTAAAGAAAACACTATATATGTTCCAAATGAATACACAGGAATGACGGATGAGTTTGCTATCACAGAAACAAAAGATGGTATTACTTTAAAATGTTCATTGCGTGATGGAGTAAATTCTACTGCATACTGTTCTAAAACTCTGCACATGAAACGAACAAACGAAACGACTGCATCATTTGCAGGTGATGTTTGGACGCAAGACGGATGGTCTGGCGGTACATCTTGGAATACTTGGTCTCAATGGAGAATTAATATCACAAGCAGTAATTCAGCAATATACTACAATTATCATCGTACAAATGGAATATCAAAAGAACATGGAATGTATTGCATTCAAAGAATGTATCATAATACAACTAAATTTCTTTATTCTCATTTGACAGAAGATGATTTTGGATGCTTATATATCTTTTGGTATGATGGTAAGACGATTCGCAATAACGGAAATATTGAATATAGATTTTAATACACTGCACTAAAACTATTTTAACCGCTTACAGAAGAAATTTTCACTATCTCTTTGAGTTCTCAGATATTTTGCTTATCTTTGCAAAGCAACTATTGGAATTCATATTTCTATTTCAGCCCTGCCGTTGGTGCTCAATGGTGGGGCTTTCCTATTGCATTTCTTTTATACCTATCATATCGCCCTGCATCATCATTTTTGGTGGTGTGGGGCATTTTTGTGTGTTAAACAGAACTAAATTTTTAGTTATTTGTAAATCTTTATTATCTCCCGAAAATCCCCGTATCTCTATCTAAATATCATATATTGATATTATATATAATTTTCTCGCATTAATCTTCCTTTCGTGTTGTTAATAAGCGTTTTAGGCACATTTGGCGGTTTGCTAGGAATTGCGTACTTTTGCAGTGCTTGTTAGAAGTCACGCGCTAGCAAATAAATAAGTTTTATCTAAAAGTTGATTAGTTCAACTACAACGATATACCCTATCCAAAGTTTGGAGCGTGACCCAGACGGCGGATAGGGTTTCCTTTTATCCCTATCTCAAAGTTTCAAGCAAAGACATACGAGGTTCAATCCGTGCAGTCCTCTTCGGAGTTATCGACCGATATATAAAACTGCTCTGTTAGGTAAGTTACATTATGGTTGTGTAAATCCCGCAACGTGTCACCTCACGACGGGTGCCCATATCAGAAATGAGAAAGCCGACCATAACGAGCAAAGCTCTGTGGGTATCAGAAGACTTATGCTAGCTTTACAAGGAGTACGAACTACTATGGTATATTATATATATTGTAGTTGATAAAAAATAAGGTTTGGCTCGCTTGGCTATCCCATTTATTCTTATGGGTATAGAGGTGTTATATAATATTATTAATTAAGTGAAAAAAATAATAATATGGATAAGATTATAGAAGGAATAAAATTCTTTGATGATTCGCTATCAAAGAAAGGCAAAATGACAAGAGACGATTTTACTGCCAGTCGCAGAGCACTACGCCGCTCATACCAAGACGAAATGGATAAACTTGCTACAGAATATGCAGTAAGAAATTCAATTTATCATGTTGGTGATAAAGTGATAGTGAATGATTCGTGTTTTGCAAATGAACCTTGCACTATTATTAATATAAAAGGCATATACAACGTAGTGCATGAAAAAGGAGTTCCATCAATAGTGTATGATGTCAGAATGAAATTCGACAAAGAAACATACCAAGTTAGAGAAAATGATATTGTTGGATATGAATAGTAACGTTTAAATTTAGAGAATATGTTTGGAGAAGAAAGAATCACTCGTAAGTGCGTAATTAAGTTTATGGATGGGGACAAAGTAGTAGGCACGTTATCAATGCCGAAACCGAAAAAAGCTATGCTCCCAGAGGAAATGGAACGTAACTTTATCAAGAGTTTTAACGAATCACAGCCTAATGCAAACAAGGCTGTTAGTGTTCACATTTTAAAAAATTGATATATGTTAGAAGATGCAATTCTTATTTTGATATTGATTGCCATTGACTTGTTCGGTTGTCGTATTTCTAGTTTTTGGTTTCGTCTAATATATTGGACTGGTTTTTCACTTCTGCTTCTTGATGCAGGGGTATTTGATGTTTTAATTAATCTGAAACAATAAAATAGTTAGTAATATGGCTAGAATCACAAGGAAAAAAGCTGCCGAGATACTAGGGTTATCTAGACAGACAGTTAGTAACTACATCGAGCAAGGTCTCATTGGCAGTTGTGTAGGCGAGCATGGTATCTTATATGTAAACAGCGAGGACGTTGAGAAATACGCTCAGAAGTACAAGATGATTGCAGCCAACGAAAAGATGATAGATGATAAGCTAAAAGAAGTTGATGCGCACAAGCGTGCAATAAACGTTGAACTTACCGAGTTGAGAAACAGAGCGACCGCAAACGGCAAACTAGCTGCAAACGCTGTCGGTATGCTTTTTGGCGTAATAAATGCTATGTCGTATCTTGACATCACTCCAAAACTCAGCTATCGTGAATCTAAGTTGCTAAAGGACATCATTAATGGGATGACGTATGAAGAGTTGTCACTCAAGTATGGCGTATCAGCAACTAGAATCAGACAGATTGTAGAGAAGACGTGCAATAAGCTGACGTACAACGAGGATGCCGCCATTGCCGAGATTGCTACAAATCAAGATTTGAGAATCGTGATTGATGGTTTAAAGAAGAAACTAAAAGCAACACAAGCTAGTTATGATGAATACAGACGTGCAAAAGGCGATACTCCTATCGGTGGAACAATACTTCCACCATTAATACTTGGTAAAGATGTAAACGACTGTGGCTTTCCTGTTCGTATTCTGAATATGTTCAGATGGTGCGACGTATATACCGTAGGCGATTTACTCCGCAAATTCCATGGTAAGTCTGATTTGGATAAGATTAGAAACCTCGGGAAAAAGAGTATATGGATTATTCTTGACTTTATCGAAGAGAATAATCTTAGCTTCAAACAGAATGGAGAAAGTGATGAGGATTTCTATATTCGTCTCAACAATAATTTATCAAACAAAAAACATGAAGAAAATGATTAAGAAAGTATTAGGGTTTGTTACTATAGGTAACGTCAGTTTATTACTGGTAGTTGTAATTGGTGTATTTTATATATTTATCAATCGTTTTGAGCAAGCTATCTTATGTATGTATTTGGCGGCTGCAATTTTCGTTATTAACTTTTTGTATAGAGAGTGTGATGAAGCACTCGAACTTGCAGATAAGTGTAACGACAACGAGAGGGATGCTGTACAGGAAGCGATATGGCTTTATGACGAGCTGCAACTTGAAATGCAGCGTCACAGACTGACCGCAATACAAGGTATGAAGTACAAGAATAAGGCTGAGTTTATGCAGCGCAAAAAGAGCCTTACACAATACCTAAAGTATTCTGATGCGATTGATAACCTCTACGAGCAAGAAGTTGAACGCTTGCATAAAATGGAGAAAGAAATTGAAAAGAAAAATAATGATGGAAAAGACAAAGGAAATGACTCTGAAACAGAGACTGCAAAATCTGAGTGAAGAACAAACACCATTCTTTCACTCGCTTACACCATTCGCCGCAGGATTCACACAAGGTTTCAATTACGAAAAGAAACGTCTTGTTGCTGCATTGGTGAATAACTCGGAAGTTACAAAGGACTTCATCAACGAGCCTATCAGCGTGCCAATGAGCGATAGTATTCTGTTTATGCACGCATTCATTGACGGCTCTGTTGACTATCGTAAGAAGATAGAAACAATTCTATCGGATAAATAGCAAGAAAGGGAGGTTCGTAGCCTCCCTTTTTATTTGCCCTTTTAATTGTAATAATTATAAATCTGTATCTTTTAAATCTTTGTTAAGGTAATCAATAACCTTTCTGTTGGCTTCATCAATCTTCTTTGTATCATATTTAATGTAGGTTGATGTTACCGCATTATCCCACATCGCATGACCTAATGCCCTGCCTATAACTTCCATCGGTATATCAATCTCGCTTGCTAGCGTTGCCCACGTATGGCGATTATAGTAGGTGGAAAGATAAGGGAACATCGGTTCTTTACTATATTCTCTGAATTTACCTAACCTTTTAAGTCTGAAATTCAAATTGCTCTCAAAGTGTTTGAGGTTGAACTTGATGTTGTCCTTATACTTTAAAAGGTATTTCTTGCCTTTGTACCGCTTGATAATCTCCAACGCCTCTGGTTCTACCTTTATATCATACAATCGTCCTGTCTTGTTGCGCTTGTAGCATATTCTGCCACCACGAAGGTCTGTTGGCTTCAAATCGAGAAGGTCTGATATATTGATGCCAATCAAATAGAAACCTAACATGAACAAATCCCTTGATTCACGTTGAGGGTTAGTATGGAACTCTGCATCACGCAACTGTCTCATCTGTTCTAGAGAAAGGCAACGCTTTCTTGTTTCCTCATGTGGAAGTACGTACTTACGGAAAGGGAATAGGGTCGTTATCTCGTTGTCAATTGCCCAATTGAATGTTGCTTTGATATTTCTCAAATCAATATGAACTCCGTTAGGCATTCGTCCTCTATCATATTCATGCTTCACAAACTTATCGAGCCAGTCTCTAGTGATGGTATCAAATGTACACTTAGCATCAAAATTTCTAATTCTGATGATAGTCACATCATATACTCTCTTCGTGCCAGCTTTCAAATTCTTGGAATCCGCACACATCTGCATATAGTCGAGGAAATTCTTCTCGGCTACCTTGCCACCCTTTATAATCTCTTTCAGGTGGCTTTTTAGCATCGGAACGTCCTCACCCTTGTGCAGCAGTATATAGTCTTCCACGTTTGAATATAGCTCTGCCAGTCGCTTAGTTTTTGCCTTTGCAGACTTGTCTGAACGAGGAAAAACCATACCATCGAACTTCTCTGTCGATTGCAATCCTGTGTATATATAGAATCTCTTGCACTTATGAGTGATGGAGAAATACACCTTATATGTCTTGTCTTCAACGTAAACCTTCATAATTCTACCTCCTATTAGCTTGCATATTACTTGCAAAGTCTATCAGTTTTTATCATATTTACGGGGTTTTTCGGGAATTTTTTACTGTGTATTTTACTCGTTAAATCTCGTAAAGTACTGATACTCAGTGTGAATGCTTATCGCATTAAGTGAAGCTCAATCGGTTCGCCGTTCTTTGGCTCATAGCCTCCCTGCACGCAGATAGAGGCGGTACGTAAATTCTTTTTCATTTGTCGGTTATGTTTTTTCTTTTAAACTTCATGTTTTTGCGATATGACATGTTATGCTGCCCATTGCAAGATGCAAAGATACGGCAAATCCTTGAGAATTAAGAATAATTTGCGTAAAACATTGTTCTATAGC